AGATATTCAATGAATGAAGTAGTCCGATCAAACATGGTCGGTGAAGTCTCCAACGACGGTTTAGGTTCAAGAATGCCTTATCATAATGTTTCTTTTCTAATGTTTTCAATGGTCTGCGGAATCGTCCAGCTTGTTTTTTGACACCCATCTCACCGCAGTGCGCCCAGTAATCCATACCATCAATATCGTGATTCTCACTAATCAAGATTACTTTGTGTCTTGGTATGAGTAAGTTATCAATTTGTTGAACAATGTCAGGTTTAGCCTCAAATTCATCGCATACCAATAAGAAAAGATTCTCGTCTGCGCATATCATTTGCACTACACTACTGGTAATATTCAAGTCGGTAGTGTACCAATAGTCATGGTCATTCCAATCTTGAAGTCTCCAATAAGGAGACTCTATCTCAAAATCATCTCGGTTAATTATACTCATTTATTCCTCGTATACAGTGCTTCCGCCGGAACCCTGACGGCTCCAACTTGGGTTTAACCCATTCATTTCTAAAATGTCATCACGAATGTTTTGGCTACGTTTCTCCGTGTTCAATACACGACAGAAACTATTAGTAATAGCTGCGGTGTAATAAGCGAACGGGTTAGCAGATTTTGCTTCGTTGAATCGCAAACCAACATAAGTCAGTTGTAAGATTGCTGAATTACGCATTTCATCGTTGTAAGTATACCCGCGCCAATTATATTTCATTGCGTATTTCTCGCACATCATGATATACATACGAGCTAACTTGTTAGTGATTTGACCATGATCCTTAGAGAACTCACCGGTTTCTAAGTCACCCTTCCAATGACTCTTACCGATACAACGTGCAGTATTAGTTTCATCAAACTTGAAATGTTGGAATGGAGGGAAGTTGACCTTGACATGAACCATGTCGTCAACGTCAGCTTTAATAGGTGCAGCATCTTCTAGGTCAGCGAAAATCTCATCTGGATCAGGCTCGACAAACTCAAAGATATCTTTTGCAGTTTTCTTTTTAACTGTTTTGCGAGGTTGTTTGGGAGCGACTGGAACATGATCCCAAGTCATAACTCTGAATACCAAGTCAGTGATAGGAATAGAAAGAGGATCAACTGAGTCTTTGACTCCGGCTTCTAAACTAAGCCTAGTCGCACGTGTTTCTCGTGCTTGTTGAATATTTTCAGGTTTGATTGCGTACTCAAGTGATGTTTCAATCGATTCTTGTGGCATATCTACGATAAAATCGTAGCGATGAAAATTTGGTTCAGCAAACGTACAGTATGTTGTTTTGCTTTCGTGAATCTCTTTTAAAATATCTTTGTTGTTTAAATAATTTACAGGCTTCTTCGGCGCGGGTAGTAGGGACATAATTCTCCGTTATTGTGTTGATGCTAGTATAGCAGGAAACGTAGTAGGAAGTCTACTAGTTTTGGATAGAAAGGGTAAAAATGCACTATTATTTATACGATAAATATAAGTAAGGATAACAACATATTATGGCAGATAACGTACTAACAGCGGCTGAGTGGGGCCAAGTAATCGATAATTTAGACTCAGTTAAAAAGTCAGTGTTGACCCAATTGACTGGGGTCAGATCCAGTCTACAGGGTTACTCAGACCAACAACGAACATTGTCAGCACAACTTGCTGCCGCCGACCTTGCAGGTGATTCGGCATTGATGGCAGTTATTCAAAGTAGAATTGACGCAAACAACACTAGAATTCAAGGAGCCAACCTAGCTGCATCGAATTTAGTAAGAGACATTGCAGAAATCGATTCTGACTTAAATAATGCATTTTTACAACAATCAAGGGCAGAAGCCGGACCACCGCTCGATAACTCAGTAACTCAACCGGCTAGTAGCCAGCCTGGCGCCCCAACTGATGTAACACTCACCGATCAACCTGACACACTTACTACCCGAGCAATTCAGACTGGTCAGAATCCATACATCACTGATGAGACTAGAGCAAACGCAGCAGCGTTTATCGCACAAAATTATCCAACACAGGATAGTACTGTCTTTTATGACAATGACGGCATTATAGTAGACGAACAAATAGATAATAGCTCACCTGAATTTACTACTTTTTATGAAAATGACGACACTGCTAGTAACGAGTTTTCTTATCCACAACTAACGCCCGATGAAGAAGCACTTGCAGCGTTGGGTGACGCAGAAGCCGGCTTTGGTGAGTCATCATATTTCTCTCCTCCTCCTGATGATAATGTTTACTATGAAAATAATGGTACATCATCAACTTCTACACCGTTCCCGCAACTGACACCTGATGAAATTGAGTTATCTGCACTGGGTGATTCGCAAGCAGGATTGGGTGAGTTATCTTTCCCTTCAACCGGATCATTAGTTGGGTTAACTGGTGCAAAGCTGAATACTAATTCAAAAGCCACTCAACAAGATGTAGACAACTCGCAGCAAGAAAGAGACTGGAGAGTTGTGTTAAGTATTGCGCCTGGTGGAAAATATTTATATAACGCAGAAGGTGACCCTGGCATTCTCGCGCCGCTTCAAGCAACGAACGGTGTATTGTTCCCATACACTCCTCAAGTATCGGTTACCTACGCTGCTAACTATGACCCTACAGAGTTAGTTCATAGCAACTACAAAATTTATCAGTATAAAGGAAGTAGTGTAGATCAAATCAGTATCTCATGTGACTTCACTGCACAAGATACCTTTGAAGCAAATTACTTACTTGCGGTCATTCATTTCTTCCGTTCGGCCACTAAGATGTTCTATGGTAAAGATAAGAAACCAAACATCGGATCACCTCCTCCTCTATGTTATTTGAATGGTATGGGTGCATTTCAATTCAACAATCATCCTTTAGTTATCACTAGCTTCAACTATAGCTTGCCTAATGATGTTGACTATATAAGAGCAACGAATACTACAACAAACGCAGGAGTTAATAAATCTGCGGAGAACATTCCAAATAATACATACAACATATCAAAGTTAAGACTAGGACCACTGGGCAACACAGCAGTCAAGTGGAAAACTCCTGCAGGTTCTATTGAACCAACATATGTTCCTACGAAAATGCAAATACAAATATCAGCCGTTCCGGTAGTATCAAGAAATGATATCAGTAACAAATTCAGTCTAACTGAATATGCGACAGGTAAATTATTACGCGGAAATCAAAATTCAACTGGAGGTATCTGGTAATGGCTTCAAATAGTTTATATCCATCAACAAGTCCCTATAAAAATACAGGTATCGTCAACGGTAAATTTTTAGATGTGATGATAAATCGACCCATCCCAATGTTGGGCTCTGACAGATATTGGGAAATCACAACAGTTTATGAATACAGACCTGATCTACTAGCATATGACTTATATGGTGATAGTAGATTATGGTGGGTGTTTGCCCAACGTAACCCAAACAGATTGAAAGACCCGTATTTTGATTTTGTTACGGGAGTTGGTATTTACCTACCAAAATCAGAGAACTTAACTCAATGGTTAGGACTATAAGATGGCAACAACAGTAGATGAGTTTGGTAACGTCATAGAAGAAGCTACGGCAGCAGAACAAGTCGACCAACAAAACTATGAGTACATCAATAGCGGCGGTGCAGATGATGATATCGGTAATCAAAACACTGAAATAGCTAGTCCAACCACATACTATGAAAGTGATGGTACTCCATCGTCTAGTACTTCGCTTCCTTTAAATGCCGGAACTACCGTCGCTGGCAAAACATCTACTCCAGCAGCTTCTCCGTCCACTTCTAAACCAGGCAAGAGAACAAGAAATCCATTAGGTGACTTTGCAAGTTACACTTATCAATTAACATTGTACATGATTACACCAGACGCATATGATGCCTTTGTTAAGTCAGGAAGAAGAAGAATAAATGCCATCAATGATGTTACTTCGAATAGTGCAGCCGCACAACCACAAGTACAATCAAATGGTGCGTTTATCGTAGCACAATCAGGAGGAGTACCTGAGGGTAGTATCAAACGCGCCCCTGGCTTTAACTATGATTTTTACATTGATGATTTAAGAATGTCTACAGCAGTAGGAACAAAAGAAAACGGTACTTCTACTAACACGCAAGACATGACGTTCAACATCATAGAACCATATGGATTTTCGTTCATCAGTAAATTAAGAAACGCAACGAATGTGCTACAACAAGCAAGCAAGTCAAAGAATTTTTCTAAGCTAAAAAATCCAACTCGTCAGTTCTTTATCTTGGGAGTTCGTTTTCAAGGTTATGATATAAACGGAGCCCCTATAACAGGTAAAGAAATGTATGCAGGTGATACCTTTAACCCTGCAGGTAACAGTGATGGTGTATTCGAACGATTTTGGGATATCAATATTCGTTCATTAAAATTTAAAATTGACGGTAAGGCTACAACGTACAATATTACTGCTGCGGCAATGTCACCTAACGTTGCATTTGGTACGAAGCGAGGTATTATTGATCGTGGTGCTAAAGTTGTTGCAGGTACAGTAGAAGAAGCACTTATAGGAAACGACCCTGATAAAGGTGTCATTGGTATACTAACTAAATTAAATAACGACCAGAAAGAGTTAGAGAAAAACGGGTCTATATCTCCGGGTATGGCTACTACGTATAACATTGAATGGCTAGGTGACGCTAAAGCTCAGATTGGAAACCAAACCATTGTTAGTAAAGCTGATTTAGATAAATCAAAATTGCCAATGGCAAAATCTAAGACTACAAAAGACTCTAACGATGCACTATCAGAAAAGGCAGTTCCAAACAGTACCAAGAGACAACTAACTTTCAGAAATGGTACTCCGATATTACAGGCCATTGGGTTAACGATAGCACAAAGTAGTTTCTTAGAAAAAGCGTTAAAGACTGTTTACACTACTGACATTGACCCGGAAGATGATTCAGAAGATGAAATTGTAAATTCACAGACAAAAACTATCAAATGGTATAACATATCGTCACAAGTAATATGCAAGGGCTGGGATCCAAAGACAAGTGATTTTGCATATAACATCACTTTCTTGATTCAACCATATGATACACCGGTAGTAGTGTCACCTGTTATTGGAAAGACTCCAAAATATTACGGGGCACATAAGCGTTATGAATACTGGTACTCTGGAAAAAACTCAGAAATTATTTCGTATGAACAAGTGATGGATAACACGTTTACTAACGTTGTTATCGCTCAGAATGATAAGAAGGGAAGTCAAGGATCTGGTGGAACAGCACAGATTCCAACTATACCCGGCAAGCAGACAAATCAAATCAAACAGGGTAGATTAGATAATGGTATGGGAGCACAGAACGAATTCTTGACAAGTTTGTTTGATCCTGGATCATGGGGCAAAGCTAAAATTGTAATTTTAGGTGACCCTGACTTTCTAATGACAGAATCTGCGGCAAGCTCAACTAATGAATCTTATGTTTATAATCAGTTTTATGGAACTGATGGATATACTATCAATCCAAATGGAGGTCAAGTCTTCATTGAAATTGATTTCAAGGAAGCAGTTGATTATAACAACTCTACTGGATTGATGACTATAAATGAAAGTATTCTAATGCAGCAATATCCTCCTTCAATTGCAGCGCAAGTCAAGGGAGTTAGTTACATGTTAAATAAGGTGACTAGCACATTCAGTAAAGGTAAGTTCGTACAGGAATTAAACTGCACTATCAATACGTTTGATGGCATATCTGACGCTGAGGCAGCAGCGAACTCAGCAGCAAGAGAGGCTAGAGTTAGTAGCACATCACAATCACCTAATCAATCAGGCACTAGCACAAGCGCCAACACTGGATTTGTACAAGCTGATGATGCAACAGGAGTAGACGAAGCTATAGCGTATCAAGATGCACTAAACGAAGCAGATGCCGCAGATGCATTCTATAACGGATCCCCTGTTGGCGAGATAACATCACCGACAGGTACCGGAACTGAAGTTGTCAATGATGACGCTGTAAGTAGCGATTATCTAACGCAACTGGAAGAAAGTGGTAGAGAATAATTATGCAAGACAATTTTAAAGCAAAAGGTCAAATTAAGGCTAGCAAACCAGACGCAGGCGGTGGCGCCGTACGATCTGAACCAGTACTTGCTATTGTCAAAGACAACGTTGATCCAACTCGTAGTGGTAGACTACAGGTATACTTAGGTGATTTTGGATCTGAAGATTCAAATGATAGCTCTACGTGGGTTACTGTTAGCTTTATGACACCTTTTTATGGTCTGACTGCTGCCACCGGATCATCTACGGGGTATGGCAGTTATCTACAGAATCCTAGTAGTTATGGCATGTGGTTTAGTCCACCGGATATTGGTAGCAAAGTTATCTGTATCTTTATCAACGGTGACCCTAATTACGGCTATTGGATTGGGTGTGCCCCATCTCCTGAAGCACTTCATATGGTTCCTGCTATTGGTGCAAGCAGTAACGTGATATTAAACGAAGGCGAAGCTAGTAGTTACGGCGGCTCACCTGTGTTACCTGTTAGCAACATGAATACTAACAATGGATCACTAGCTAACAGCGATTCATTCTTAGCAGCGGCTAAACCTGTACATAGCTATGTTGCATCTATCTATAATCAACAGGGATTATTAAGAGACCCAATTAGAGGTCCTATATCAAGTAGTGCCCAACGAGAAAGTCCATCGAGAGTTGGTTGGGGAGTTAGTTCTCCGGGTCGTCCTATCTATAGCGGAGGGTATGATGATAGCACTGTTGCTGATAGTTTAAGTTCTGCTTCACCGGAAAAATTGACGGTCATTGGTCGTCGCGGTGGACATAGTATTGTGTTAGATGACGGTGATTTGATTGGCAAAGATCAACTAATAAGAATCAGAACAGCATTGGGTCATCAGATTATGATGAGTGATGATGGTCAATGTTTGAACATCATGCATAGCAATGGCCAGTCTTGGATTGAGTTAGGTAAAGAAGGTACAATCGATATGTACGCTACTAACTCAGTAAACATCAGAACTCAAGGTGATCTAAACTTACACGCTGATAATAACATCAATATCAATGCGATGAAAGATTTAAATATTGCGGCTGACAATATCAACGTTTCAAGTAAAACTGACACAAAATTCAGAATTGGTGGCACGTTCAACAACTATACATTGGGATCATATACAATTAAAGTTAAAGGATCAATGAGTCTTGCTGCTGCAGGGGATTCTGCATTGATAGCTGACGGTGATGCATATATCAATGGTAGTAAAGTAAACTTAAATTCAGGAGCCACATCACTGATTCCAGCAGAAGTTGATCCAATGACAACTATTGCGCACACTGATACATTATTCGATGCTACTGTAGGCTTTGCTCCTGCTCCTGGTAAATTAATGAGTATCGTCAGTAGAGCACCGGCACATGCTCCTTGGGCTAATTGGGGTCAAGGTGTGGATGTTAAAGTTGATTTGGCCGCTGATAGTTCTCTTCCTAGTGATCCTAGTGCTAGCGTTGCTGCCGCAAATAATTCAGTACCATCTGAACCTGAAAGCCCAGTAACAGTTGCTACGTCATCAACCGCACCAAACGTTGGCTCAGTCAGTGACGCATTAGACAGTAACACAACCGGTGCAATGATTGCAGCTACTGCTAGAGATGCTGCTACAGGCCCTGCAGCATCAGCAGTATTGGCAGGCGCAGGTATAGTAGATACTTCTGATGGAAAAGTTGCAGCAATTGGTGCAATGGCAATGTCCCCTGCGCAATTAGAGTCTGCAAATATTATAAAGCCAGGATCAGCTAGTTTGGTAGAAAATGCAATCAAATCAGGAGCATCGATTGAGAAAGCGTTGCCGCCTAACTTGTTTACTGGAACAAACGGAGTAACAAACTTACCATCGTTTGTGAAAAATCCAACAGCACAAGCTGCTGCACAAGTAACTAATATGAAAAAATCACAGACTGCATTGACTAATGCAGGAGTGATTACCGGCAAAGAAGCACCAAATCAGATTGCAGGTTTAGTAACGGCAGGCGCGACCGCAGGTATATCAGCAACTATTAATTTTGTAAAGACTGTTGGTAATAATCTTGCTGGTAGCGCAGTATCTGCGGTTACCGGTGCAGGTACCGCAGTCACAAAGGCAATGTCTTCTGGAAACTTTGCTGCAAACTTATCAGGAAACATAACAAGTGGTCTTGGATCATTGGGTGCTGCATTAAGTAGTGCAGGGGACAGCTTACTCAAGTCTGCAAAGGGTATCGTAGGTGGAGCGTTTGCTTCTATTACAGCTGCCTTCAAGCCATTCAAGTCAGGTGTTCCTCAAGATTTGACTGCTATCGCAGCTAAGAATGCTGCAGGTTCACAAGCATCTTCGGGTGGAGGACTACTCAGTGCAGTTTCTGGTGCTGTTGGATCTGTTACCGGTGCAGTAAGTAAACTAGCTTCTTCTGTTAATTTAAACTTATCAGGAATTCCTGGAGGACAGCAAACAATATCGTCTGTAGTTAATAATACTCCTGGCTCACCAAACAATGTTCCAGGATTGAGCGCAGTAACTGCTGTAGCTAAGAACGCCTTCAGTGCTGTAACAAATGGAATTTCAGGCACAATAAGCTCACTGGGTAAAACAGTCGCAGGCATCACTAGCAAATTACCAGGCGGGACGGGAATTGCGAATAGCATATTAGGAGCATCTAATAAACTTGCAGGGGATGTTTCGGGAACTTTAGGAAAACTTAAGGATACTTCTCTTACATCATTAGCATCTACTGGGTTGCCGGCGGATGCGGCTGCACAACTAGCAGCCTCAATCAGTGCTCTGGGTTCAGGTGGTGCAGCACCCGTCAAACTCCCGACAGTCGCAGTTAACACTACTGACAGATCAAGTATAAGTGGTCAATTGTCTAAAGTATTAGGTAATCCAAAGATTCCGTCACCAAACTTTAGTGGAACATTGAAAGTAAAATCACCAAGTGTACAAGCCGAAGAAAAGGCAGCTTTGCTAAATCAAGAAATTGAAGCAGCATCTAGTAGTATTGCACAGGCTACACTAGACGCAGAGACTGCAAACAATGAATATCAGAATGCATTGAACTCTTTACCACAGGGTGATCCTGAACTTGCTAATTTGAAAAGAGCAGTTGATGTTGCAGAAATTGCTGTTACCGCTGCAACGACCAAACTTGATGAGCTACTATCACAACAAAGTGCATAAATATTCAGAGGATTAAAAATGCCAACATATATCGGATTCAGTACTATCAACGCTAATAAACCTAGATCAACTAACTTATCTGCCGGAGCTGACGGCGGTACTGGTGGCATTTTAAAACCAATAGTCTATGGTAAAAAGTTTCAAACAGTTGACGAACAATTGGTTATTCAAGACTTTATCAATGCGTTAAACATTCAGCAAGGGCAAAAAGTTGGACAACCTGGGTATGGCACATCACTGTGGTCTTTTGTGTTCGAACCCAACACATTGGATGTTCAGTTTCAGTTAGAAAACGAGATACGCAGGATCGCTAGTTTAGACCCTAGAATGATATTAAACACAGTGAAGGCGTATCCTCAGGATAACGGAATTTTGCTTGAAGTAGAGATAGCAGTCACGCCCTTCAATGACGCAACTACATTGAATGTTTTCTTTGATAACGCAACGAATCGAGCAATAGCCCAGTAAAAAACCGTGTTTTCCAAGTATGATAAATACTTAAAAGAGAACACTTATGGCTACAAGTTCAAGACAATCATCATTATTCGGGGTAAACGACTGGAAGGCAATATATCAAACCTTCAGCCAAGCCGACTTTAAAAGTTACGACTATGAAACTCTGCGTAAGAGTTTCATCGATTATCTGCGTATCTACTATCCGGAAACGTATAATGACTATATTGAGTCGTCTGAATTTATTGCCTTACTTGACGTTATTGCGTTCATGGGGCAAGGTCTTGCGTTCCGTAATGACTTAAACGCACGAGAAAACTTCATCGACACCGCAGAGCGTAGAGATTCAGTTGTCAAGTTAGCAAACTTAGTAAGCTATACACCTAAGCGTAACTTAGCAGGACAAGGGTACCTTAAAGTTACTAGTATTCAAACGACTCAAAACTTAACTGACCTTAATGGCTTTAATTTAGGCAATGTTCCTATTTTGTGGAACGATCCTGCTAACCCAAATTGGAAAGAGCAGTTTAACACAATTATAAACGCAACATTAATCAACACTCAGAAAGTGGGTCGTCCGGGTAACTCTGCTCAGTTGTTAGGAATCGCAACTGACGAATACACAATGTCAATTCCACCTAACACTTTACCCATCGTTCCTTTTAGTTCAAGCGTCAACGGAACTAATATGAACTTTGAATTGTGCAGCGTAACTAGTGTTGGTACTGATTATATCTATGAGATTCCTCCCGCACCTAGCAACAAATTTAATATGTTGTATCGTAATGACAAGCTAGGTTACGGTAGCCCTAATACTGGTTTCTTCTTCTACTTCAAGCAAGGCCAAACTCAGACATTCGATTTTACCTTGCAACAGCAAATTGCTAACCAAGTAGTTGATATTGATATCCAAGGTGTTAACAACACTGACACTTGGTTGTATCAAACTAATACCAACAATGGTAGCCCATTGTTATGGAAACAAGTTGAAAACGTGTATGCTGACGCATATCTGCAAACTGAAACAAGTGCAAAGCGTATCTTCTCAGTAAGTTCTCGTTTCAATGACCAAGTCAGTTATGTGTTTGGAGATGGTGTTTTCAGTGAGATCCCTGTTGGTTCTTATAGAGCATATGTTCGTTCTGGTAACGCACTAACATATACTATTGATCCTACAGAAATGCAGGGATTGAATATATCTTTCAGCTATATCAGCCGTTTAGGTCGTCAAGAAACATTGACAATTGGTTTGTCATTACAAACGCCTGTGTCAAATGCACAAGCACGTGAGACTTTGGCAAACATCAAACAACGTGCCCCATCACGTTACTATACACAGAATCGTATGGTCAACGGAGAAGATTATAATAACTTCCCGTACACCCTGTATAGTTCTATCATCAAGTCAAAAGCTATCAACCGTTCAAGCGTTGGTGTCTCTAAGAACTTAGATTTACTTGATCCTACAGGAAAATATTCAAGTACTAACTGCATTGGTACTGATGGTGCGTTGTATCAAGATTCATCTGATGGTAGTATACTCTTAACTATTAACAATCAATCTGATATCATTACCTTTTTGACAGGTACTTTAGCCAGTGCATTGTCTAGTAATATAAAACCTAGAGCAACACAATACTATACGCAATATTATCCTCGTTACGAAATCAATACTGCATCAGGAGACGGTACTGTCTACTGGCAAAGTTCTACAGTTGACAATAATAGTCAAACTGGATATTTCTATACATTGAACGGTAGTGTTAAAACTGCGGTAGCATTAGGGACGTACTCTACTCATAACGTGAAATATATCACAAAAGGTGCTATGGTTAAATTCATTGCTCCTGCTGGCTATTACTTTGACAACAATAACAGATTAGTTGCTGGTATTGCATCCCCTTCAGATAAAACTTTTATTTGGACATCAATACTAAATGTCATAGGTGACGGATACAACAACGGAGACGGTCAGTTCAGTAACGGAACGGGTCCAGTGACTATCAACGGATATGTCCCTGCAGGTGCATTGATAGATACACTCAATCCAAGCGTATTACCGGCGTTTAGTAACTCATTACCACAAACAGTATTGAACGAATGTTTGATTCGCATGGAACTAAATCAAAGTTTTAGTTTGATTTTTGATAACTCATTGACAATTGCACAAGATCGATGGAGTGTTAGCACTTACAACGATCCTAACTATTTTGTTAACTTCCAAAGTACCGGGTATAATCGTTATGTCATAACATATCGTTCGCTTGCTTACTTCTTTGGAAGTGTATCAGACACCCGCTTTACCTATGAAACTGGTAAGCTAGTTTATGATCCTTTTACCGGAAAAGTTCTTCAAGATTACATTGATGTATTGCCAACTAATACACAGCCTAACAGTACATACCCGTTTGGAATTGGAATAAAATCAAACGTTATTGGTCAAACAGTACAGAGCGATGGATACATCGATGATTATACTGTTGAAGTTTCTAGTATCGATATTAATGACAGAACATTGATAACTAACCCAGATTTCTTCCAGCAAGTTACTGGGTTCAATGCCTCATCATCAAACATTGGTATATACGTATTCTTCCAGTTGATCCAAGATGCGGTCAACTTGTCACGCTACCAAATTATCCCGTCAACTGATGTAATATATCAGTACCCAACTCAAGCTCAAATTGAGATTGCTAAGTATGAGTACCCTGAGGGACAATTATTCTATGCATACAGCGAGAACAAGTTCTATATTAGCGTACAGGATGATACTATCAATACTCCGTATTTCAATTTGATTGTACAGACACAATATATGATGATGACCGGTCGTCAAGGATTGCAATTTCAATATCGTCACAATAGTAACAACACAACCCGTATCGATCCCGCTACGACAAACATCATTGACTTGTATGTTGTGACGCAATCATATTATACTCAATATCAGAATTGGATTCAAGACACTACTAATACTATTCCTGAACCAAATCGTCCTACGATCAATGAATTGAATCAAGAATACAGTAAGATTAATGATTACAAAATGATTAGTGATAGCACCGTATTGAATAGCGTGGTATTCAAGCCATTGTTTGGTGCTAAAGCAGCACCTCAATTGCGTGGTACTATCAAAGTAATCAAGAATCAAAATACTAACGCAAGCGATAGTGAAATACGTAGCGCCGTTCTAACGTCTATGAATAATTATTTCGCTATTAACAACTGGAACTTTGGCGACACTTTCTATTTCTCTGAGTTATCTGCATTCCTACACTCAGAAGTAGGTGAGTTGATTAGCTCAGCCGTATTAGTTCCTAACGATCCAACGATGAAGTTTGGTGATCTTTATGAAATCAAATCTACACCGTATGAAATTTTTGTAAATGCGGCAACTGCAAATGACGTAGTAGTCATCTCTGCGTTGACTCCTGCAGAACTACAAATTGCGTAATGATAAGTACTATATAACCTAGAGATGTAATAATGGCAACAAGAATTAGAACGCTAAACTTTCTTCCTGAAATTTTCAAAACAGTAACCAACAGTCAGTTTTTACAGGCTACGTTGGATCAAGTGGTCGCTCAACCGAACACGAAACGTATTGAGGGATATGTTGGAAGTAAATTTGGGTATGGTATCAACGCTAAGAACTACTATGTGACTGAACCCACAAAGACAAGAACTGATTATCAATTAGATCCTGGCGTCGTCTTTACCAAAGCAAATCAAACAACCGCAAACGACTTCATTAGTTACCCTGGTATTATTGACGGATTGAAGGTAGAAGGTGGTTTAACTACTGATAATAATCGTCTGTTCAACAGTCAGTTCTATTCATGGGATTCCTTCACTGACTTAGATAAAATCATTAACTTTAATCAGTATTACTGGTTGCCACAGGGACCAGAGCGTGTCACTATTTCTACTGAAACTATTTTTAGTGGTTCGAGCTATCTAGTAACTGATGCAGTTAACGGATACAATATTGCTGTGGATGGCCAAGCAGGTAGCACTAACCCTACGTTGACTCTATTGCGTGGTGGTACTTACACATTTACAGTCAATCAAATAAGTCAGTTTTGGATTCAAGGTGCACCGGGTGTTACTGGATATAGCCCAACACAACCTAACTTACAAACACGTGATGTATTAGGTGTAATCAACAACGGTGCTTCAAGTGGAGTAGTTACATTTACTGTTCCTAATAAGAACGCACAAGATGAATACAATTTTCCCGGCAATAACGAAGTTGACGTAGTTTCTACTACACCATATAGTCAAATTAACGGTCAACTGTTGAGTCAGGTGGGCAACATTGACGGTATCACTTCTTTAGAGGGATTGACTGTCATGTTTTATAATACAGGTGCAGTTGACCCGTTAGAGACTTCGAACTTCTATGTAATAACATATACCGGAAGTTCAATCGATCCTACACTAACATTAGTTCCTAGTGGAGGAATTCCTACTAGTGAAAAAATTACTGCTCGTTACGGTACTGAATGGATTAGTCGCAACTTTTATAGAAACGTTACCGGAACAGTAAGCATCATTCCTTTCTTGAGTGCAGCTTTAGACACGCTATATTACCAAGACGGTACCACTGCAAACAAAGTAGGTGTCATTAAGATTGTTGATAGTAACACTACTAACACACTTAATATTGAAACTGAAATTTTAGGTAGAAAACAATATACCTCTTCAACTGGCGTGGTCTTCACAAACGGTCTTAAGGTTGTATTCTCAGGGGCAATTTACCCAGATAGTTTCAAAAACGTTCCTTTCTATGTTGAGGGAGTAGGTACAGCTATCCAATTGGTTCGTGAGTCTGATTTGATCGCACCAGAACCATTCACGTTTGGATCATATATCCCATATGATACTACCCCTTATGACGTTGAAAATTATGATAGCACCTTGTATGTTCCAGTAACTCCGGACTATATCACCATTGCAAGAAATTCAATGGACATGAATGCATGGTCACGTAGTAACCGTTGGTTCCACATTGATGTTATTAATGCAACTGCCCAGTACAACGGAAACCCTTCAATAGTAACTAAGTATGCCACTGCTGAGAATAAGGCTAAGCGTCCAATTATTGAGTTCTATCCTAACCTACGATTATTCGATTCGGGTGTTATCGGCAAAGCTCCAGTAGACTTTGTTGATTTTAGAACTACGGACGCCTTCACTCAAGTTGCTGGCCAAGAAAACTATTATCCCGATGTTACATCGTACACAGGCTATAACAGTATCATTGCAGCCGTTACCGGAGCTACCAGTACTACAATTACTGTCAATGCAAGTGATGTTATCGGACCTATTGCAGTAGGACAATATGTAGCTGACTCTACAAATGTGTTACCAACCAATACTACAATCACTTCTATCACTGGAACTGATGTATTAACTATCACTGTATCTTGGAGTGGCACAAAAAATGTTTCAGGCACAACAACCTCATCTATTATCACAACTGATACAACTACTGATAACTATGCGCTGTTTAATGGTGCTAGAATCATCTTTGCTGCCGACCAAGACGCTAACGTTAGAAACAAAATTTATGTAAGTGGTTTCTCATCAATCGACGGCGGAACTCCTATCATAACATTGACTGAAGCCGCAGATGGTTTTATCTTAAATGACGACCAAACAGTTGCCTTTAGAGGATACAACAATCAAGGTAAAGACTTCCGATTCAATGATACAAATTGGCAATTGACTCAACAAAAAACTACAGTCAATCAGCCACCTTTGTTTGATATCTTTGATTCTAATGGTATTAGTTTAGGTGACAAGGCCTATTATGTTGGTACTTCTTTTGTAGGCTCAACATTGTTTGGATATGGTATTGGAACAGGAATTGACGATCCAATTTTAGGATTCCCCATCAGATATTCAAGCGTTGACAACGTAGGAGACATTAGCTTCGATGTCACCTTAAACTCAGACCTTTTCAACTACGTATCAGGAACAACTCCAATAACAGAGAATGTTAACATTGGTTATGTTTATAACTATACTGCACGAGACAGTTTTGTTCGTCAACTAGGTTGGCAAACAGCAGTATCACCTAGTGTACAATATCAAATTTTTGAATTCAATTACAACGTTGGGACCACCGACGCTACGTTTACTTGTGATATTCCTTTAGTCTCTGCTGAGTATACTAAGTGGCCAAGAATTCAAGTTTTTGTCAATAATGATTATCAAACATCTTCTGAGTTTACATATGTTGCTGAAAGTACTTCGACTACTGTTACTTTGAATACCGCACCAGCAGTTGATACTGTTATTCAAATTCTATTGTTGAGCGATCAAACTAGTTCAAATGCATACTACCAGATTCCTATCAACTTGAACAATAACCCATTGAATCAGGAAGTAACTACAGTTAACGTAGGTGATATTCGTGGACAATATCAAAGCATGTTCTTTAATAACCCAGACACTGTAGGAACAGTGTTTGGATCAAACAACTTCAGAGATTTAGGTAATTTAGTTCCTTACGGAAATAGAATTATTCAAAACAGTGCTTCTTTAGTTGCACCAGGTGCATTCTTGCGCAAGCAGGATCACAATCTGTTCAACTCTTTGATGTATAACAGTAAACAATACATCAATTTCAAAACATTGTTAGTAGATACAGTAAACAGTACCGACTACTCAGTGTATATGTCTCCTGCAGAGATGCTAGATGATGCTATGGATCAAATCACAGCAGCACATTCAGATGACCAGCCATTCTTCTGGTCTGATATGTTGCCATCTAAATCTGCATACATTTCAAATTCATATAGTTTTGCCAACTCATTGGATGTATCTATCTATCCGTTGAGTAGAATTTATGACTATACTACCGCTAATTATTACGGTGTGCTAGTTTATCTTACACGCAACAACAAAGTTACTCAGTTAATCAGAAATACTGATTATGTAGTTAGTACTGACAGTCCTTCATTGACAGTCTCTACTGACTTGTTACCCGGCGACTTGATTACGATTAAAGAATATAATCAAACATACGGTTCGTATGTACCTAACACACCGACTAAGTTAGGATTGTATCCTGCATCTATCCCACAGGTTATTCAAGATATCAACTATCAACAACCTACATATTTTATAGTAGGACACGATGGATCATATAATAAGTTGTTTGGACAGTACAATACTACAACTAATTCATTGGTTGATTTTAGAGATCAGGTCTTGTTGGAGTACGAAACACGTGTATACAACAACTTGAAGTTAAGCAACGTAATTCCCGTACAAGAGTATGAGGTTCTACCAGGCTTCTTCCGTGATACTGATTATACCTACAATGAAATATTAGAAATTTATTCTAGTTCATTCTTGAATTGGGTAGGTCAAAATCGTGTTGACTACAAAACACAGTACTACCAAAGAACTAACGAGTACACATTCAACTATCGAAATAGTGGAAATAAAATTGACAAGGCACCTATAGACCAAGGTTACTGGAGAGGAATGTACTTGTATTTCTATGATACAAGTACTCCCAACACATCACCATGGGAAATGTTAGGCTTCAAAAATCAACCGTCTTGGTGGACTGCCCGTTACGGTGCAGCACCATACACAAGTGATAACTTGGTTCTATGGGAAGATTTGGCGCAAGGTATCAATTGGAACAACGGTGATCCAATTGTAATCGAACAAGCAATCCGTCCTCAACTGTTAGACATTCTTCCAGTTGACACTGAAGGTAACTTAGTACCTCCTCTATCATCAATTGTTGGTAATTACAACGACTACTTGTTCCAGTCTGACTGGAAAGTGGGAGATGTTGGTCCAACTGAATTCTCATATCGTAGAAGCAGTTCATATCCGTTCGACTTGATGCGTATACTTGCTTTGACTAAGCCAGCTGAGTTTTTCAACTTGGCAATTGACGTTGACAACTACAAGTATAATACTGAATTTAACCAATACTTGGTTAACAATCGTAGCCACTTAGTTTTAAGTGATGTTCAAATATACGGTAGTGGTACTGCAAAGACCAGCTATATCAACTGGATTGTTGATTATGAAAAACAAGTTGGCGTTGACGCAACAACTAATATCGCAGATTTGCTAACAAACATTGATGTTCGTTTGGTCTACCGTGTCGCTGGCTTCAGTGATAAGAACCTTCTAAAGTTCTATGTTGAAAAATCATCAGCAAACAGTAACAATAGCTCTTTGTTGATTCCTGATGAAAGCTACGGTGTTTTGTTATATGACAACCAACCGTTCGACAGAATCATTTACAGCGGAGTAATTATTCAGGTCACTAAGAATGGTTATGCTGTATATGGAAACAGTCAAACTGAAGCATATTTCAAAACATTGATTCCAAAAGTAAATGGTAATACTGATGTTATTACGATTGACAAAGAAACAGTTAGTATTCCAAAAGACTACACTGATAAAATTGCGTTAGTTCCATATGGAACAGAGTTTTTCTCTATCACTGATGTGTCGCAATTCTTAGATGGGTACGGTAAATATCTAGAACAACAAGGTTGTGTTTTTGCACAGGTAGAAAATGGTATTCCAGTAACATGGAGTCAAATGATCGCTGAATTTCTATACTGGGTTCAGATTGGATGGGAAGTTGGATCGATTGCGAACATCAACCCTGCAGCGACCGAGTTGTCAATCAACAAAGACAGCTACATTGTGCAACCATTGACAATGAGACAGCAAAATTTTGTCTTGAATCAAAACTTGTATCCTATTCCATCAGAGAATCTTTCAGTCGTTCGTGAAGGCACTGCATTCACTGTTGTTCCATTAAGTGAAGGTGATACTGTTGCTTACGGACAATTCAACGTCAGTAATTTTGAACATGGTATTGTTTTTGATAACGTAACATTATTCAACGACACTATCTATAATCTAGTCACTGGTCTTCGCCAGATTCGTATTACAGTAAGAGGTGCCAAATCGGCTGAGTGGAACGGTACAGTTGATGCTCAAGGCTTCATCTTGAACCAAGATAACATTGTTGAGTGGTCTACTGAAACAAAATACACTCAAGGTGCGATTGTCAAATATAAAAACAAATATTGGACTGCTACTACGATTATCCAAGCAAAACAATTGTTTGATGAGCGTGAGTGGAAAGAAACTAATTACAATGAAATTCAAAAAGGATTGTTGCCTAATAGCTCAACACGTTCTTATGAATCTACCATATACTATGATGTAAACAAAGCAAACCTAGAGAACGATGCTGACCAATTGAGTTTTAGTTTAATTGGATATCGACCTCGTGATTACATGGCTCTTGCAGACCTGACAGACATTACACAGGTCAACGTCTATAAGAACATGATTAGAGAAAAAGGAACTTTGACTGCTGCTAAGGCGTTCAAGGGAGCAAACTTGGTTCAAGGTGGTATCGACTATGATATCTATGAAAATTGGGCTATCTTGTCAGGTGAGTTTGGTGGCATCCTAAATAACAATTTTGTTGATATCAAATTGAACGAGACACAGTTGACAGGTAATCCTTCGACTGTTGGGTTGACCAATGGTAACTATGATATCCCCGGAGTTCAGCAAGAAGTTCCTTTGTACTCAGTTTACAATTATGGTAGACAGATCAAGAACCCTGAGGTGCTGGCCACTCTTCCACCTGCAACACCTAACGTATTGTTTCCAGATGCAGGCTATGTCAATCTAAATGACGTAAAGATGTCTGCATATTATTATGCAAACTTACCTACAGCTAAAGACAACAGCAACAACGTTGTACCACTATCAGAGTTATATGTGAGAGATTACGTATGGCTAGCTGATTATTTAGGCACATGGCAAACATTCACTCCAACATCATTGGGACAAGTTGTATATGCAAAAAATAATCTAAACGGCACAGTAACAGTAACTTTTGCTTCTGCTCACAATCTATCTCAATATCAAGCATTCGCTATTGTGAATTTTGATGCACGTGTTGACAATTACTATATTGTATCAAGTGTAGTAGATCCATATAAAGTGATTATCACATTGAACTTGAACCCTCAAGTTTCAACAATAACCGGCTATGGTGTTGGATTTAAATTCCAATCTCAACGTGTCAATACTCCTTCGGATATCAGCACCTTACCACTGTTAGACAGCGAATTCATTAAGAACAAAGTCTGGGTCGATACCAACAACGATGGTTCATGGGCTGTTTATCGCAAGAGTTTAAATTACGGTTTCGATTACAATACTACTAAAGATGGTTCAGTTTCATTTGGTAGTTCAGTTGCATACACTAATAAAGTTGGTGGATTAATCGGTGATGCCGGGGCAGGTGCAGTATATCGCTATTCATATAATCCATTGATGAAAGAATATGAGTTGTATCAAACCCTAACTAAAGGTGCTTCGTTCGGTACAACTATCGCATATAGCGATAATTCATTCATTATTAGTGAACCAACAAGCGGAACACCTAAGGTGTATGTTTACGAACTAGAGCAAACTACTTTAGTTGACAGATTGAATCTAATTCAAGAAATACCAGCAGAAGATAGTTCTACTAAATGGGGAACTGCCTTATCTATTTCCGGTGACAAGAATTGGTTGTATATATCTGCGGCTGATTTGAATAAAGTTTATGTATACCGCAAGTCATCTATTACAGGTTTATATGAGCTTTCAACTAGCCTCACTGTATCTGGCTTAACTTCGGGTGACAACTTCGGTGCATCTATTACTACAGATTACTTCGGTGATACTGTAGTTGTTGGCGCACCACAACAAGATTATAGCACTATCTCTAACTGGGGTTATGCATATATGTTCGAAAGAACAGTGCAAAACTTTGAAGCACAATATACTAGTCAAATCTACACACCGCAATCATTTGGGTTGTCATGGACGCCATCGAACACTGCATCTAAGACTGCATCAAGCATTACAAGTAATGCAATAACATTGAATAATGTTACTAATTTAGTTGGCGGCGCCAACGGAACTGCAATTACTTTCACTGGTACAGTATTTGGTGGCGTATCATTAAACAGAGTATATTATGTCAAGACTGTTGTTGGTTCAACTATTACGTTGTCATTGACACGCAATGGATCAACTTTAAACCTAACAAATAGCTCAGGTACAATGACTGTAAATGCACAGACAAGTCCACTATATGTTAGCGTCAATGGCACATTGCTAGATGATTCTGCTTATGCAGCGATTGGTAGTACTTTAACTGTTTATTCTGGATTAAACGCAGGTGACATTATTAACGTTAGTGGTAACAACTTTGTTAAGTCACAAGTGTTGACTTCACCATCAGCCCCTAGAATCGGTGTGCAGTTTGGTACGAGCATGGATTCTACTACATACACAAGTGAAGTCATTATTGGCGCGCCGTTTGAATTATCTAGCAGCAACCATGAAGGTGCCGTATATCGATTTACAAATGGCGGTAACAAGTACGGTGTAATTATTGGTACTTCTGACTGTAACGTAACTACTACTCGCACGATTCTATTAAACGGATACGCTGTTAGTATTCCTACAGGGAATGCAAGTGTTGCGGCTGCTGCAATCAATTCAGCACGTATCACAAACGTACAAGCAGCAGCCATTGCAGGTAAGTTGATTATTCAACTAATCGACATTAACTTAGCTACACCAAATGACAAACTAAGTATCACTGTTTTAGATTCTGCTACCCCAGCAGAATTGGGAATCAACATCCTAACATTGACACAGACAGTAGAATGCCCACATGCAGACGGTGCAACTCAATTTGGATACAACGTTCGTTTCAACGAATCTGAATCTTTCGTTGCTTCAGCTCCTAGCGGAACACGCTATTCTGGTACTACGTTTGATTTCTCGGATGATGAATCTGACAATGATACTGTATTTGACAACAATGCAACCCAATGGGTTGATACTATTGCAAACGTTGGTGCAGTCTACATGTTTGATTACCTAGCCAACTACAATGAGAGTTTACTAAACCCAGGTAAGTTTGTTTATGCACAGAGTACAAATGCTAACACTGATGTTAACGGTGCTCAACCAATGTACGGGCACGCCATCGACTTCAACAACTCATTCGTAATGATTGGTACTCCTAACTTTGTTTCTGGTACTACTAAAGGACAAGTAATATTTTACTCAAATCCATCTGGCGTACAGGATTGGTCAGTGTATCGAAGCTCATCGGCAGTAGTTGATACGTCTAAAATTCAAAACGTACAGTTGTACAGTGCATCAACTAATTCAACACTAGTTAATCTAGACTACATGGACCCTCTACAGGGTAAGTTGCTAGGTGTCGTCAGAGAAAACATTGATGTTGTCTCTAACATTGATCCTGCATCATATAATACTACAGGAACTCTACCATCAGATTCTATCTGGGGAGCAGAAAAAGTTGGTGAAATATGGTTTGATACTAGCAGATCACGTTTCATTAACTACCATCAAAATGATGTAGTCTATAACAGTAAGTACTGGGGTACATTGTTCCCTGGTAGTGACGTAGCAGTTTACAGTTGGATTAGTAGTAATGTAGTTCCATCAGCATACCAAGGTCCAGGAACTCCATATGACATTACTTCATACACAACTGAATATATAACTAACTCAACTGGTGGCTTGTCTCCGGTGTACTTCTTCTGGGTACGTAATACTAACATTATCTTCACTAAGACAGGAAAAACTTTAGCGGATAGTATCATCGAACAGTATATTTCTAATCCGATCTCATCTGGTATTAGTTATTTTGCTCCATTACTACCAAACGTTTTTGGATTGTACAATTCAGGTGAATATGTCAATTACACTGACACTGTTCTTCACATTGGATATGGTAACGGATCTTCACAAGATGTACCTCATAGTTTGTACAGTTTGATTCGTGCAAATTATGCAGATGATTTCTTGCCAGGCTTGCCTGCTTCAAACTCAGCAAACACTGAGCCTGAATCATTGTACGCCAAGTTACTAGATAGTTTATCTGGCACAAACATTGCAGGCTCAGTTATTCCTGATCCATACTTACCTAAACCAGTACAGTATGGAGTGTTGACAAGACCACGACAGAGCTTCTTCGTGAATCGTTTAACTGCGTTGAAAAACTATTTGCAATATGCAAATGAAGTTATTCTTCAATATCCATTCATTGAGTCATACAATTCAACCTTTGTTTACAAGGTAGGTGAAATTAATCCATCTACAGTTAACAACCCAAATTGGTTAGGTTCACCTCTACCGTTCTTTGATGTAAACGCATATTGGGATGTAGTTAACTGGTGGGCGCCTGGATACAATGACAATACCAAGTCAGCAGTGCAGGTTTCTATCTATGCAGACTTAGCTGCACTAAATGTTCCTACAGGAACTATTGCAACAGTTTTAGCAAACGGTGATGGCTTCGCAGAGACTTATATCTTGTTGTCAACAGGTGAATGGAATAGAATTGGTTTAACTAATGGTACTATTCAGTTTAAGAGTTCATTGTGGGATTATCAAACAGCACGTTTTGGTTTCGGCGATAATTTCTTCGATACCACCCCATACGACACTTACCCAAGTGAAGAAACTCGTTATATCGTTAGAGCAATCAACGAAGAATTACCTAACAACTTAGACTTGTTTAGAAATAAAGCGTTGATTCTATTGTTTGAATACATTCAGTCAGAAACTATTGAATCACAGAACTATCTACCTTGGTTGAACAAGACATCATTCGTTGATGTTGCCCACACTATTCGTGAGTTAAAACCAATCGAAGTATTCCAATCAGACAATCAAGATTTCTTGTCAGGTTATTTAAACGAAGTCAAGCCATATCATGTGGTTATTAAAGAGTTCTTGTACAAATACACCGGAACCGATGTATATGAGGGTGACATTACTGATTTTGACTTGCCTGCAAAGTACAACTCTACTTATGAAAAATTCATCACACCTGAGTTAGTGTATACAAACCCTAGCGCAGATAATCAATACTTGCCGTCAGATCCAATCTGGCAGACAAGCGAGTACAATCAATGGTATCAAAACTATGGTGTCAGTATCACTGGTGTTGATAACTATAGCATAACAACTTTAGCATCATATGTAGCGTTGAACTCAACTGCAATGGCAGTAGACAACGCATATGGTTTCCCTATTAACGGCATAATTACAATCGGTGAAGAACAAATTGGCTATGCTAATGTTGATAGATCGTTAAACGTTCTTAGTGGATTAACTCGTGGTCTTAACGGTACAGCTATTGTACAACATCTTCCTGGAGAAGAAATTACCATCAATCTACCTGCAGTGTTATTGCTAAACGGTGGCCGAGCATACACAGAACCTCCTAAGGTTACTGCTTATATTGATACTTCAATTTACCCTGAACCAACTCGCCCTGCTGTGCTTAAGGCTGTAATGAATTTAGACAGTGTGTTGAGTGTTACAGTAGAGGATCCTGGTCAAGGATATGCAGTATTACCAAAGATTATTATTGATCCAGCTACTACGGTTACATTCGATAGCAGTAAAGTAAGCACAACATCAAATACAATTGAATTGTTTGCTCCTACGCTACAGACTGGTGATTTAGTAACATACGCGGTTGGTGCAGATACCACTGCAGTAGGTGGATTGGAAAACGGACAACGATACTATATTAATGTCCTTGAAACTAACCCTGCTGTTATTATCGCATTGTATTCTAATTACGCAAACGCTCTGTTGGATCGCCAAAGAATTACACTGTTCACAACAGGAACAGGTGCAAACCAAACGTTGAACTTAGGTGCGTTTGCGTCATGCATCTCAAGCGCAGCACCTATCAGAGAAAATCAAATCAAAATGAAATTTGATAGAACTAGCTACCAAAGTCAGGTTAGTGATTGGCTAAGCGGTGAGTACTATAGCTCTTTCTACGCAGGTAACTATGATAATAGCAGTCGAATTTCTAGCTCAAGCATATCGTTAGAAAGTTCAGCTCCTCCGGTTGACAATATCTTAGCAAGTGCAATGGGAGCAGTATTCGAAATTCAAAATATCAGCAATAGCGAAACTTTATCTTGGTCTTCTCAAGAACGTTCAGTTATTAATACTAACGTGACTGGTACTAATGAAATTAAAGTATATCCTACTAACTGGCAGTCATTGTCAGTTGCAGATATTAATCTACTAGACACTACATTAGGTTTCTATGTTGGTATGCCGGTAAAGTTCATTGGGGCAGTAAGCGGCGGCCTAGTTGGCGGTCAAACTTACTACGTTAAGACAGTTAATAGCAAGACTTCATTTACGGTCTCAGCTACCATTTCAAATGGTGTTCCTGGAGCAGTTCAAACACTAACAACATCGACTATCGGTGCCGCTGGATTAATTTGCTACACCGGTGAGTTGAATAACGTTGCTGTAGTGACAATTGATTACCCAGGAATTACTACGGCAACCGCAACAACCCAAGGAAATAATGCGGTAACTATTCCGTTAAACACTAGTGGTACAGGTGGTACTCGTGGATTCTATACAGGCTTGTCTGTGTATTTTACAGGCAATGTCTTTGGTGGAATTGTCGAGAATGAGCATTACTATGTAACATCCGTAATTGATTTACAAAACTTCACTATATCCAAGATTGAACAACCAACTAAGTTTACAGTGAGCGAAACTGATAGTTCTGGTATTGTTACTTGCAATACAACTGTATCATTGGCAGTAAACGATCCTGTGATTTTTAGTAATATTAATCCTGCAACCGGTTCTACCAACATTGTTGCCGGAACTAGATATTATGTTCAAAGCATCTTGTCTGGTAACACAATCAAGATATCAGCATATCTAAACGGTGGTGTTTTTAATCCAGGTACTTGTACTTTTGCTTCTTCAAATGAAATGTTAGCAACAAGTCAACGAGACACTGTTAACTTGACAACTGCTACAGGTGAGATGACATTGAACGTCAGTTTACCAGTATCACCTGGACAAGTCAATGGTCAACAAATGACATTCTACGGTACATCCGGCGAGTATGTTGGAGTTACTGGTACTAGTGGTAACTATCTAACACGCACTATTGATGCAACAACAAATGTAATTGCTATAGATAGTGAAAGCGGCGGTACTTCTGGTTTCTATTTAAATATGCCGGTAGTGTTTGATACTGCTATTGGTGGTTTGAGTGCAGCTACAACATATTATGTAACTGAATATACCGGACGTGTTATTAGTTCTACTGAATCTGTTCCTGGTATTCAACTTGAGATTACAGGAACTACTAGTGTTGGAAATTATTTAGTATGCGCAGATACTAGTGGAATATACGTTGGCATGCCAATCGTATTTTCTGGTATCTCGTTAGGTACTTTGGAATTAGACAACGAGTATTATGTACACTCTATTAATAGTTCTACGCAATTCACAGTTGCGTACACCCCATCTAGTCTAACTCCTGTAACTGTTACTACAACATCAGGTAGTATGATTGCTGAAGGTTCACCGTACATTACTGTTTCTGCTACACCAAGTGGTGCAGACGTTTCAGTATCTTATGAGTTGGGTCCAGTGACAATGACACAAACCCCTACAGATACAACTACAGTATTCGATGTTAGTTACATGATTGGTGGTTACTCTGTAATCATTGTTGACGGTGGTTCAGGATACGCAGTCGATAATACAATTGTTATCTTGGGTGAGTATTTAGGTGGTGTTACTGGAGTTAACGATTTAACTATGACTGTCAACTCTATTGATAGTAATGGAGTAATCACTAACGTTATTCGTGCTGGTACTCCAGCAGGCCCAGTGAATCAGTACTATCTCAAGGTTATTTCTAACAACCAAGTTGAAGTTTATGAAAATAACTTGTTAACGATACCTGTTTCAGGAATCACATTAGCCCAGACATATACAGGCGTTACTTCAACATTAGTTACTGATAGTAACTTGACTACAGATACATTGACTATTGCAGATAGCACAGGCTTTGCGTTATACGATCCAATCGTATTCACTGGTACAGTTGCCGGCGGACTGACTCTTGGTCAGACTTACTATATTGTTGGCATTACTACTACGGTGTCTCCAGAAGCAACTATTCAAGTTGCAACTTCTCCTACTGGTTCTGCGATTAACATTACTGCAAATGATGTTACTTGTACTGTTGCTAAACAAGGTGATTATGCATTCTTACCAGAACCGTTCTACTTCAACAGAAGTGTAGTCAAGTACAATAATCGAGTATATCAATGCTTGATTAGCAACAACGACACTGACTTTATTTTTGGTAAATGGGAACTGTTAGATAGTGGCAGTAGCAAATTAAACGCATTGGATAGAATCGTAGGTTACTATCAACCTACGATCAACATGCCTGGTTTAGACTTGACACAATTAGTTGAAGGAATCACTTATCCAAACAGTACTTATTTAGGTAATGCGTTTGCTCCGGATGCACAGTTCCCGATCGATACTATTTTACAAGATCAACCTTTCTATCCAGCAGAAGTTGATATCAAATCAGTAATTTGGGACGGCACAACATATGTTGCTGCTGCCAATGCACCAACATATTCAGCAGTATTATTAAGTGCTTCGGCAACTCTATGGAATATTGATAGAATAGCTAATCAACCTATCAACCCTACTGATATTATTACTGTTGGTATCGGTGATGATACCAAATATATAATGACAACTACAAACGCATCTACACCGTTGCTACTAAGTGAAGACGGCGCTAGTTGGGTTTGGATAAGTTCTGGTGCCGAATATACTCCATATGATGCAATCCCGTTTGATGATATTGGATTCGATCTTTCTGCTTTGAAAACGGATGCAGTTTCATTAAACAGTGTAGCATACTATAATGGGGTTGCTGTTGCGGTTGGACAAAATATTGTCGCAAGTACAGACTTCTTCTTCTGGCCTGAAGTATACGATTTGAGTATTGCATACGGCAATCTGCCTCAAGTATTGAATGGAGTAACTTCTGTTTCAATTCCAAATTACAACGGCTTTGTTGCAGTGGGCGCAGGACAACGAGTAGTAGGATCAAATACAATTGATACTAACTTGATTGTCACTAGCACAGACGGTTTAAATTGGGTTCCTCAGTTTGATGTACTAACTTCATATGCACTAAATGCAGTTACTAGTAACACTGACAAGATTATTATCGTCGGTGATAACTCTGTACGATTTGTGAGTGTAAACGGAAGCAACTGGAATAATATAAGTGCTGCTGGGACTGGCAATCCTAACTTAAACGATGTAATTTATGCCCAAGGCAAATTCGTTGTTGTTGGTGACAACGGAACTATACAATCATCAGTCAACGGTGATGTTTGGACTACTTATACTAGTGGTACTACTGAGAACTTGAATTCAATCACATACAACGCAGACCTAGGTGAGTTCGTGGTCGTAGGTGAAAATAATATCACGTTATCTAGCCCTGATCTATCTACATGGACTATATCTACATTGTTCGTGACAGAACCAACAGTGTATAACGTTCAAGGTGATGCATTTACTGCAGGTTATGGTCCAGAAGAAATGGTGCCGGGTGTTGTTTCAGATACATTGACTATGACGGTTGCGACACGTCCAGGTACTGACTGGGCTGCTACTAAATATGCACACGTTGGATACAACGTTGTTTCTACTGAACTTGTAGTAGAGAATACTGTACAAAAAATCTTCTCATGGGCTAACACAGTGGAAACGCCATCACAGCTAGCAGTATTTGGTATTAGTGCGACTACTGGTCTAAGTGTATCCTTATACAAAAATACTGATTATACTATCGACTGGATAGCACAGACAATTACTATGAATTCTACTCCGTATTCTTTGGGGTATAATAAGATTCGTGTTGATGTTTATGAAACTGGTAACGGGGATCAATTAGTAAAAGCCAACACTAGTACAGATCCTATCAGAGATAACTCATCTACAGGGTTCAGTGAAATTTATGTAAACTGTGATTACTCTGCGCCAATCTTCAGTGGCTCGGGTGTTGTTCGTCCTGGTTCAGAACCTATCGAAGTTATCGCTACCCGAACAGAAGCGGGACCGGATTCTATTACAGTGACTAACATAGGTAAATTCATATTGAACAGCCCTATCAAGTTCTACGGTGGAGTGTTTGGTGGAGTTCAAGAAGATGTTACTTACTATGTCAAAACTATTAGCTTGGTTACTGGTAAGATTACTATCTCGGACACATTTAACGTCGGCACCGGCACTGCAGGTCCAACATTCCAATTGTCTGATGCTACTGGAATAATGACAGTTATTATTCAAGTTGGTATTGGTCAACCTTGGTCAACTCCAATAACATTCTACAATGGAAATCAGTTGACATTTGGTAGTGCGTTAAACATAACTCGCACTAACAGTGTAAGAGATACTGTGACTTGTAACTCAACCAACGGATTAGTGGTAGGAAGCCAGCTAGTATTCAGTAATACTATGTTTGGCAACATCATCGAACCAATGAAGAAATACTACCTAAAGTCTATCTATGATGGTAATGAGTTTACTATTTCTGAAACTCTTGGTGGTGCTACTGTACAGTTAGATGACGCAACAGGCGGTGCTATGGTAGTGGTTAATGACTATGCATTTGGGGTAGTTGAGGATTCTATTACAGCAAAGATAATCTTTGCTGGTGTTAATGATCCAAATAATCCTGGATACGTCATGCCATATAATCAATCAACTGATTACTTGACATATACATTGTTTGGTGAAACTGTTCCTGAACAGTATGGTTACACATTACCTGAGGTAAACTTGTTCACCGGTACTGGATCACAGACTGTATTTGCGTTCACCAACTATGTTGGATTGACTAACAGAACAAGCAGTATTGTTGAAATCAACGGTATTCGTCAAACTAGTTCTACATACACTATTAGTGCAGGTACAAACACTATTACGTTTACTAGTGCTCCTGCGCTAAATGCTAAAATTGTAGTTACAACATACAATAGAACTGAACGTCAGTACTTTAACACTCAGTATGGCTTAACTGGAAACATTGTTGCTTCGATTGTAAACGTAAGCAATGCGTTAAGCACACCTATCGCTACTTCTACAGTTACTGCAACAGACGGTACAACTGAGTATATTACATGCGGTAGTACTACTGGATTCATTGTTGGGCAACCAATTGAATTCAAGGGAACTAGCTTTGGTAGTGTTGCTACTGATGGTACTGTTTACTTTGTTCGTGCAATTATTAGTTCGACACAATTCACGATTCAGGATCAATCTGGTACAATTATTAACTTGACAACTGGTTCAGGATTAATGGTTGCATACGTAGGTGGACAACCGGCTGTACGAGTTACTACATCAGCAGCTAACGGATTTGTAACTGGTGATATTGTGATGATAGATGGTACTCAGGGTTCTGTGCAGTTGAACAACTCAGTGTACTATGTTCATAAAATCACTACTACTCAATTTGATTTGTATGCAAGCGCATATAACTCAGCGAACGGAGCAACAAATACTCCAATTACTGAAATATCATCATACATCTCAGGTGGTTATGCATGGAAGTGGGGAACTTATATCTTAGCAGCCGCAACTGCGACAGCAACCTCATCAGTAACCAATGCAATAACTTGTTCAGATGCAACTCAATTGATTCACAATACACCTGTAATCTTTACTAAACAAGGTTATTCTGAAGGAGCCTCGCTATTTGGTGGGCTTATTGCAGGTACAGTGTACTATGTAAATTCAATTGTAGACGGTACAAACTTTACATTATCAACAGAACCGGATGGTGAAACGTTGGCATTGACTACTGGAAGTGGTTCTATTAATGTGACTCAGTGGGAGCAAAATAACGTAGATCGTCTATGGGTAACTATTAACGGATATCGTGTACCTTCAAGTGCATTGCGTTTGAACCCTGACAACTATCTAAGTATTCTAGTACCTATTAGTAGCAGCGATGAAGTAATCATTACAAGTATGATGCCTTCGGCAACTCCAAATGAAATGGTCTATCAGTTAAATGTAAGTACTACTGGCAACGGTGAAGTATACCGAGCTAATGCCGAGAATAGAACTTGGTTGACTCAACCATTGTACAATACTCAGGATCAAATTCATGTCAATGACGCTAAGAGACTGGTAAATACATACGAGCAGACCGTTGCTATCCCTGTAGGATATAATCCAGCAACTGAACCGTTAATTATTGGTGTCCCGTTAGATAAGAACTTGATTATCCAAGTCAATCTATTCAATGCTACTACTGGAACAGAAGTACCATCTATTTCTTATCGATTAGCACTAGTTGACGCTGCCCCAGTAGTAATCTACACTGGTTCAGGCCAAGTAGGGAATAACCTAGTACTGACAGTAATTTATGGTAACATGATTTACTTGAACGGGGAATATATCAGATTTGGTAAAGCAGATTTGACATTGAACGTTCTATCTGAACTACAACGTGGACAGTTGGGCACAGGTGAACAGTCGTCAATTCCTAAATATGCTGAGGTATTTGGACTATTATCTAGTAACAGAATGACAGATGTTGAGTACGAGACAGTATGGAATTCAACTGTTTACAATTCAACGCTAGGAGATCCGTTACAGATCAGTGATACTAGTGCTGCAATTTTCTTAAATGGCGGTAGTAACTAAAAGATAAATAAATGTATGAATAATACGGAAGATAAATCAGTAAAATCGAAGCAAGAATCGGAGAAGAAGCCCAACGAAACAGGGGGCTTCTACTTCTCTTCCCACTTGAAGATTACAGATCCCAATACCAAAGAAGTACTGGTTCAGAAACGAGGCGATAACTAATGTCAGGCATACAATTAACATACAAAATTGAAGGTTTTCTTAAAATCCACGACCCCAACACAGGGGAAGTTCTAGTAGACAAAAAGAACGCCATCAACTACGAAAACATGTCTGAAGCAATCGCAGATACACTAAGCAGCCGCGGATTTGGTGAAATATACCAAATGGCTTTTGGCAACGGTGGAGCATCAGTTGATAGTACTGGGGTTATCACGTATTTGCCTCCTAATACTACAGGACAAAACGCAGCACTATATAATCAAACATACGCTAAGATCGTTGATGATACTAGTGTTTTTAACCTAGACCCTACTCGTAACAAAATGACAGTTTCTCACACAGTAGGTAAAGTTTATACTGACATCTTAGTTCAGTGTCTGTTAGATTACGGCGAGCCCGCAGGACAATCAGCATTTGATAATAGTACACAGACTGACTCTAACTATGTGTTTGATGAATTAGGATTATTGGCAAATTACGGAACAGACAATAACGGATCTGTTATCACTCGATTGTTGACCCATGTGATCTTTCACCCGGTTCAAAAATCACTGAATAGACAGATTCAAATAGATTACACAGTTAGAATTCAGAGCTTGACTAACTTAGTGACAATTTAAGATAAATAAGACAATATCGGAGAGATTTGGAATGGCATATACAATTGTAAAAAGTGATGGTACAGTACTAACAACCATCGCTGACGGTACTATCAATACGACTAGTACTACCCTAGGATTACCGGGAAGAAACTACGCAGGTTACGGACAAAGTTTAGACACGAACTTCGTACACATGTTGGAAAACTTCGCTGACGGAAATGTCCCTTCTAACCCAATCCGTGGTCAGTTGTGGTATGATACTAATAATAGTATCTTGAAAGTCTGTCCAGTTGACGGTGCTACTGCAAGTAATTGGCTTGCTTTGACTTCTACTAGCTCAGGTGGTACTACGACATTCGGTGCAGTAACTGTTACAGGTAACGTATCTTCAAACAATCTTTCTGCGGTCAACGGAGTCACAGCAGACACCGTCTCAACTCGATTAATCACAGTAACTGCTAACGCAACAATCGCAAACGCTGATATTACATCTGCCAACATCGGTACATTGAACACTACGCTGATTACAACTGGTGCCCCTGCTACCCCTGGTAACATTGTTGGTTCTTGGACAGTCAACGGTGCGGCTTCAGGTAATGCGTTTATTGTCACTGGTGGTAACTTGTTCATTACCGGTGCTGGTTTAGGTATTCGTACAGATGGTTACTACTATGCTAACGGTGCAGCTTTTAACCCATCAGGTACATACAACAACGGTAACGTATTTGATTATCTAACAGGTGCAAACGCAGTTACACAATTTACTGGTAACATTGCTCCTGCTAGAATCACAACGTCTAATATTGCAGGTGGAGGAACCGTTAGTGGTATTTGGACATTGGGTGCCGGAGCACGTTGGCAAGCAACATACGCTGACTTAGCAGAACGTTATGAAGCTGACAAAGCGTATGAAGTAGGCACAGTTGTCGAAATCGGTGGCGACAAAGAAGTTACCGCAGTCAAAGAAGACGCTAGTACTGAAGTATTTGGTGTAGTTTCTGACTCATACGCTTACTTGATGAACGAAGGTGCAGGTGACAGTTCTACTCACCCTGCAATCGCATTGATCGGTCGAGTTAAAGTAAAGGTAACTGGTCCTGTAACTAAAGGTCAACGCTTAGTTTCTGCTGGAAATGGTGTCGCACGTGGCGCAGCAGCAGGTGAAGCAAATGCATTTAACGTAGTAGGTCGTTCGTTGGTAAATAAAACAACTGATGACGTTGCTACAATCGAAGCTACCGTAATCATCAGATAATAAGGAAATACAATGAGTTACGCACAATACGGTACAGTTCAAGCAACAGACTTCAACACATTAGCAGGGGGTAACCCTACTACTACTTCCGGTACACTAAACGCAGTTTGGGCTACTGGTGGTAGTACAGCAGGCTACGGTCAAACTGCACTAGCAAACGTTGCTGCAGGTAACACTGTGGCAGCAGTTGGTCAATGGGCAACTTTGGTTGCAAATACTGCATCAGCAGCAACACATCAGGGTACCACTATCACTGCTGTTACAACACCTACTGCTGGTGGTACGATTACATATTTGTCTGCTATTCCTACAAACTTAACAACTGTATATAACAGTCGCTTGAACGCAGCCACTCAAGGTTCTACAACAGCAAACACAGCAACATACGCAAGTACATGGTCATCTGCGATCACTTTCACACACACTGTAACTTTTGCGTCAGGTGACGCTGCTAGATATTTTTTCAACGCCGGTGGGCAATTGAAAATAACATGTGCTCACCCTACAGGTACTGGTATTAACTTGTTACTGAATAATTTAGCAAGTAATATTGGTACAGTTGTCATGTCTGCACCTACATCAGGTTCAGTTACTATTGCAGGTACGTCATACAACGGAATTACTAGAATCGGTGGCGGCGGTAACGCACCTACTATCAGTTCAGGTTCTGGTTACTATGCGATGACTATATCGAACGCAACTGTGTTTACGCAGACTGCTTCAACTGGCCCTGCAGGTTACTTGGGGACTAACATTGCGGTTGTAGCAAAGAGCAACGGCACACAGGGTTCAAACGCTGATACTGGATCAGTAATTACCATCTATACAATTTGGGATGAAATTCCTAACGGTCTAGTTGCAAGTACAGGTTCAGCCACAACAGTGACTGTACAAGCACCCGAAACTACAAACATTGCCAACTCTTGGGGCTCAATCTCTGTTACTGGAACAGTAACAGGCTCATAATTTTTATTGTTGCTTTGTATTCATTCTAAATACTCTTAGGAGTATACATGGATACAAAGCAACTAATAAGTGAAGCCAAGGCCCGCTTCAATCATAACTCGGCCAAAGCCTATCTAAAAGACAAATACAGCAGCAAATTACTTGTTGCTGACCAAGGGGGACTTTGGAAGGCATCACCCGAACTATTGGGATTTCTAGCATCTAGTACAGATGACATAGTAGTCCTAATCGACACGTTCGAAAATCCCGTACTAGTTAACCGAATTGCACTACATGATGTGTTGTACAAGACGTACAACGACACTATGCAACTATGGTTCAGTGAATGGAAAGAACTAGAAGGTAAAAGATGAGTAGAGGCGCATTACTATTTGCGTTTAACTCTCCCAAGTACAACTATTACGAAATGGCTGTAGCCACAGCTAAACGCATCAATCACTTTTTAAGATTACCTGTAACGATTGTGTCAGATGAATCATCTATTCCAAACAAAGTAACATACGATTTTGACAAGACTATTGTTGTCGAAGCTGACAAGTCAAATGTAAGAGACTACAACATTTGGATCAACAAAGGTAGATATCAAGCGTATGAACTTAGTCCGTATGATGAAACACTATTACTCGATACTGACTATATGGTTAATGGTGATACTCTACTCAAGACTTTTGACCTTCCTACTGACTTTGCATGTCACGACACAACTAGTTTTTTGATGCACCCCGGTGTAGCACAAGAAGTATTGAGCGTGTATAGCTACAAGACATTGTGGGCTACTGTCGTAATGTTTAGAAAAACACAAAGAGCAAAACAAATTTTTGAATGCTTAGAGATGGTACAAAAGAACTACGATCACTATGCAAACATTCATAGCTTTATTGGTGGAGTCTATCGTAATGACTATGCACTAACACTAGCACTTAGAATTACTAATGGACATGCTGATAGACCAGAAGACATTATCCCATGGAACTTAGTTCACGTGGGTAAGAACACATCAGTCTATAACAATAATGACGAAGAACTAAACACTGAATATACAGTGATGTTTGACAACTGGCAACGTGGAAAGATTCGCAAAGAATATACAACTATCAAAGATACTGACTTTCACGTTATGAACAAAGATAACTTTATGGAGCTAATAGCATGACTAAGGGCTTTGTAATTATGGCACAAGGTGGCGACTATGTTAAGTGCGCCCAAACATTAGAGCGTAGCATTAAGAATGTTATGCCCAACGCGAATGTAACTATCATCACGACGGAGATGTTACCCCATAGTGACCAAGCTCCTGATACTGATTGGAAGTTACAGAATGACTGGCAAGTTTACGAAGCAAGTCCTTACGATCTAACTATCAAACTAGAGGCTGACATGTATATTCCTCGTAGCATTGAGCACTGGTGGGATGTGTTAGAGAGTAGGGACTTGGTCGTATCTAGTACGATACGAAACTTCAAAGGAGAAATCTCTGATATCAAAGCATACAGAGGATTCATCTACGACAACAATCTACCCGATACTTATAACAGTATCACATATTTTAAGAAGTCTGAAACGGCTGAAAAGTTCTATGGTATTGTGCGTGATGTATTTGAGAATTGGGATGAGTATAAAGCTATCTTAAAATGTAGCCCTCAAGAACGTGCTACAACTGATTGGGCGTATAGTATTGCAAGCCACATTGTGGGAGTAGAGAATTCGCTACTACCTGCGTTTGATGAAATGGGAATGACACATATGAAGCAATGGATTAACGGTCTCCCTACAGAAGATTGGACAGATACACTAGTATATGAAATATCACCAACAGTTGTAAGAGTAAATACGTATCCGCAGCAGTATCCTTTTCACTATCATATCAAGAACTTTTGTGATAAAATTAACGAGAGCAACAAATGGACGAACAAGAACAAATAATCGTTTGGGAAGCGCCCAAGATCATACCTCCTGAATTCAGATTGTATTATGATGAAAATGGTAAGGTCGTCACATATACTTGTGAAAAATTTGAGGGTAACTATATTGTTATTGATGCATTGACTTTTGCGCAGGCTAGACCTGATGTAAGAGTTATCGATGGTAAGTTATCTACTGTTGCTCCTAGTATGGTTGTCTCTAAGTTAATGCCACATGATAGTGAAGGCACTTTATGTAGTGAGTACGATATCAGCATTATCCCAAGCAAGCCATACAACGTAAAGACACAATATTGGAAACTAAACACATATGAACTCAGATGATATCGTAGACGTAGCAGATTTAGACTGCATCTACCTAAGCTATGATGAACCACAAAAAGAAGAATTTTGGCTCAAGATTAAGAACATGGTACCTTGGGCCAAACGTGTTGACGGTGTTAAGGGTTCTGACGCGGCTCATAAGGCTGCCGGGGAAGCAAGCGACACTGAACGATTTATTTTAATTGACGGTGACAACATGCCCGAAGAATCATTCTTCGACATGCAACTTGACTTTCGTGATAAAGACCCTATCTACAAGAAAGCACAGTTTCGCTGGAAGGCTATCAACAATATCAACGGACTACGTTATGGTAACGGTGGTATGAGTAGCTGGACAAAAGAATATGTTGCGAACATGAAGACACATGAGAATCAGAAAGACGGTGACATTGCACGTATCGCTGACTTCTGTATGGACAGCAAAGACAACATTTACTGGGCAATGTATGATTGCTACTCGACAACATATCCCAACATGACACCGTTTCAAGCATGGCGTGCTGGCTTCCGTGAAGGTGTTAAGATGTGTCTAGTGGGTGGAGCAAAGCCTACTGTAGAAGAATTCAAAGTCAACGTAGCAAGTCGTAACCTAAACAACTTGACTATCTGGCATAACGTGGGTGCAGATGTAGAGAACGGCATGTGGGCTATCTATGGTGCTCGTATGGGAACATACTACACCTTGTTGATAGATACATGGGACCACCGTGATGTTCAATGGTTCGATAACTATCTTCAGATGTGGGACACCGTTAAAGACTTGGATCCAATCAGCGATGGTGAAGGTATTGGTCAGCACTTGAAAGACAAGCTAGGCTTGCCAATCTGCACTCTAAGTCCAGATCAATCTAAGTTCTTCAAGCGTCACTATAACGCAGACAAACACAATCTAGGCCCTCTTGTAACCGAGATGGATGTGATTCGTAAAATTGAGGGCTGGTAATGTCTACAGAACAAGAACGCATTAAGCGTACAATCCCTATCATGAATGCAGTTAGCCCAACATTTTGTTTGGCTAAGTGGCATCACGTTACTATGTATTTGCAATCAGGTGAGACACACAGTTGCTATCACCCTGCACCTCACAAGATTCCATTGAGTGAGTTGGCTGATAACCCATCAGCACTGCACAATACACAGTTTAAAAAAGACGAACGCAAGCAAATGCTTGAAGGCGAGAAGCCTGTCGGGTGTCAGTATTGCTGGAATATCGAAGCAATGGGCCCTGACTACATTAGCGATAGACACATTCGCAATGCTAGTATTTTTACGGAGGAACGTTATGAGCAAACCGCTAAAGGTGCTTGGAATCAAAACATCAACCCTGAGTATCTGGAGATCAACTTCGGGAACGAGTGTAATTTTAAGTGCGGATATTGTCACCCCAAATATAGTACACGTTTTTTTAATGAAATCAAAGAACATGGCCCAGTAACAACTGTTACGAATCACCGTTGCGATATTGACTGGATGACATTGTATCAACGTGAAGAAGAAAACCCATACGTTGATGCATTTTGGAAATGGTGGCCTGAACTACGCAAGACATTGAACATCATGCGAGTTACTGGTGGTGAACCCACTATGCACACTAGTACATGGAAATTGTTGAAAGAGATTAACGATGATCCTATGCCCTGGTTAGAGCTTAACATCAATAGTAACTTGGGCACAAAGACTGCATTAGTTGAGAAACTAGCAACATCGGTCAAGCAATTATGTGACGACAAAAAGATTCGTGCATTCAAGCTATTCACTAGTTTAGATACATGGGGTCCAAAAGCAGAATATATCCGTACTGGTCTTGACTTAGAGTTGTGGGAAAAGAACTTCCATACCTATCTACAGAACACAAACAGTCCTATCACGTTTATGATTACGTTCAACATCTTTAGTGTAACTACGTTCAAAGACTTCTTGGCTAAGTTCTTAGAATGGCGTAAGCAGTATGGATGGTATGAAGATGAAAAGCAACACCGTGTTCGCTTTGATACTCCTTATCTGCGTGATCCTATACAATATGATATGAACATTCTTCCTAAAGAAGAATTCATGCCCTATATGCATGAAGCGTTAGCTTTTATGGAAGCAAACGTTGACGATACCAAAGCCGAAGCATTCTCTACTATTGAGTATGAGAAGTTCAAACGTGTCGTTGATTACATGGGTGAAACAGTTTATCCGGAAGCAAAACTCATTGAAGGTCGTAGAGATTTCTACAACTGGTTCAATGAACTAGACGAGCGCCGCGACACTGATATGCTTGCTGTGTTTCCAGAGTACTTGGGTTTCTATCGTCTATGTCAGGAAGTTAATAGATTGAATCCTAAATGAGCAAGCACTTAACTGATAACAAAGCATTTTGTATTTCCCCTTGGATTCACATTCATACAAGTCCAAGTGGGGTAGCTGCGCCTTGCTGCATTGCAAACTCATGCGGTAGTGAAAAGGGTGTAGGAAATGCACATACTCAGTCACTCACTGAAATTGTCAACAGTCCTAAGATGAATGAGCTTAGAAAAGACATGCTTGCTGGCATCAAGAATCCAGAATGTTCTAAGTGTCACGACCATGAAGACTCTGGCATTCGTAGTTCCAGACTAATGCTTAACCAAGAGTTTGCAAAGTATGCGGACGAGGCACTTGCAGACACAAATGATGACGGCACACTGAACAACTTTAAGATGCGTTACTTTGATATTCGCTTTAGCAATATCTGTAACCAAAAATGTCGCACATGCGGTCCCGGCTTTAGTACGTTGTGGGAACAGGAAGAAGCAAAGCGATTCCCGATCTTTGACTTAGTTCCAAAGCGTAATGACGAATTCTTAAATGACGTTGTTGGGCAGATTGAGAACATGTCCAGCGCATATTTTGCAGGTGGCGAACCATTGATTACTGAGGAACATTACATTCTATTAGAAGAAATGATCCGTCAGGGTAAGACAGATATCAAGCTACGATACAATACGAACATGAGTAATATCAAGTTCAAAGACAAAGATATTTTGGATCTATGGAAGCACTTTGATACTAAGGTTGAAGTCTACGCAAGTATCGATCACTATGGTGAACGTGCCGAATACATTCGTCATGGGTGCGACTGGGGGAAAATCGAAGAAAACTTCTTAGCAGTTAAGAAGACTCCATACATTAACATTCAGATTAATACTGTACTGAGTGTGTTTAACTATTTGACACTACAGGAATTTTATACGTACTTGTTGGATAAAGGTCTTTACAGTCGTAAAGATTTAGTGTATACTCTATACAACATGTCAACTCCAGTGGAACTAGCAGCACACATTTTACCTATGCATTTAAAAGAGATCGGTAAAGTCAAGATGGATGAGACCGTGAAGATGTTCAAAACTAAGGGCTTTAAGAAAGAAGCAATTTCTCAATTAGAAAATGCTAACCCTTGGGTATTCTCACAAGACACTTGGCATGAGCATAAGTTTGATTTTATCAAAGAAGTTCAACTTAGAGACAAGTTGAGAAGCGAAGACTTCTCTGTAGTATTCCCGGAACTAAGAACAATGTTAGATCCACGTAAAGCAAGATTCCCTGCATGAAAACAATTCCAATTATTAATAAAGACCACTTACTAAACGATAGTAAGACATTCTGCATGTTCCCGTGGATGCACTTGAACGTCACTCCTAAAGGTGACATCTATCCGTGCTGTAGTAACAACTATACAGAACCCTACGCTAATACAAAGAACACAACTCTTAAAGAGGCTTTCAACAATGACCATATGAAGCAATTGCGTTTGGACATGTTAGCTGATAAGCCTAGCAAGATTTGTGACTTCTGTTATAAGCATGAAGAAGCAGGACCCCATTCGTTCCGTAACTATAGTAAAGAACAGTTCGCCAAACACTTTGATGATATCGTTCCTACAACACTAGAAGATGGCACAGTCCCTGACTTCAAGATGCACTATTTTGATATTCGTTTCAGTAACATTTGTAACTTCAAGTGCAGAACATGTGGATCAGAATTCAGTAGCCAATGGGGTGCAGAGATGCGAGCCAATCACGATCCCAAGCACCCAATTGTCATTCATGCTGACGACAACAAGGGCGAACTATTGAAAGAAGTACTAGAACATATCGAGCATATTGACCTAGCTTACTTTGCAGGTGGCGAGCCTACATTGACCGAAGAGCATTACATTATGCTTGAGGAAATGATTCGCAAAGGTCGTACTGACATTACACTCAGATACAATACAAACGCTAGTAACATCAAGTTTAAAGACTACGATTTATTAGACATGTGGAAACACTTTAAGAAGATTGAGCTAAGTTGCTCAGTGGATCACTATGGTGAACGTGCTGAATGGCTACGCTCAGGAACAGATTGGGGAGTCGTTGAATCTAATCTATTGCGCTTCCGTAACTTAGACTATGTTTCGTTTCAGATGAACACCGTGTTCAGTATCTTTAACTATAGCACAATCGGTGAGTTCTATCAGTATTTGAAAGACAAAGGAATCATTCGTAGAGAAGATTGGTATCATAGTCTCTATCTTGCAGTTCACCCTAGCTATTATAGTGCTAAGTCATTGCCCAAAGAGCTAAAGATAGAAGCAGCAGAGAAGGCACTTGCATGGGCTAAGAGTAACGAGGGTGACGGTACAAGTCTATCACGATTGGTTACTGATGCCGTAAACTTTGCAAGTGACAGTCATACTTGGGCCGAGAATAAGCCAATCTTCTTGCAACACACTGCTAGTATTGATAGAATCAGAGATGAAAGTTTCTGGAAAACTTTTCCCGAATTAAATAAATTGAAAGACGCAACAGAATAATGCAAGATCCAATTGTAGTAGAGAATTTAGTAAAGCATGGAAAACACTTTTGTGTTTTGCCATGGGTACACTTTCATTCATGGCCTGATGGCCGTGTGATGCCATGCTGTATTGCTGACAGCAACATGCCTGTTGCTGAAATCAAGAAGGATGAATCTATCATCCAGATGATGAACAGCGAAGACTATAAGCGTATGCGTAGCGCAATGCTTAACGATGAGCCAGTAGAAGCATGTAAACGTTGCTATGACTTAGAGTTGATGGGCACATGGACAATGCGCCAAAGTCATAACAAGCGCAGAGGCTTAGAGTATGTCAAAGAAATTGCAGAGACAACTAAAGACAACGGTGAGATTACAGACTTCAAGATGAAGTACATGGACTTGCGATTCAGCAATATGTGTAACATGAAATGTCGCTCATGCGGCCCTGGCTGCTCTAGTCTATGGGCTCAAGAGTTTGTTGACAGAATGGGCGTAGACGAGTACGAAAAGTATTTCAAGACACGCAAGATTGTTATCAATCAAGCAGAAGAAATGAGCTTTATGAACAAATTAAAGCCATACTTGAAAGACGTATTGGAAGTATACTTCGCAGGTGGCGAGATCATTATCACACCTGAACACTATGAATGCTTAGACTATTGGATTGAGAACGGATTGAATGAGCAAGTTGAATTGACTTATACAACTAATCTAAGTTCACTCAAGTACAAAGACAAAGACTTGATCGGGTATTGGAAGAAGTTCCCCCAGCTTAAAATCTGGGCTAGCTTAGATGCTATGGGAGACACTGCGGAGGTAATTCGTAAGGGTACTGATTGGGAACGTATCGTGAAGAACATGAAAGCTATTAAAGAACAAGTGCCCCACGCTCAGTTTCAAATCACCCCTACGATTAGTATCTGGAACGTATTTCACTTCCCTGACTTCTTTGACTATATGGTTGAAGAAGGGTTTATTGATACTAAGTCAAGCCCACGTTTCAACTTAGCAACTAACCCATGGTATGCAAACATCATGATTCTTCCTGTATCTGTCAAGCGTAGACTAGCAGAATTGTATCGTGTATATCAGAACAAGTACAAAGACAACCAAGATATCTACAACGGGTTCAAGATGATTATCTACAATTTAACTGTAGGTGACGAGAACAAAGGTGGTATCCTAGAATTCAAGAAATTCAATGATGAATTAGACGAGTTCCGTGACGAGAAGTTTGAGGACATTTGTCCAGAAATTAAAGAGGTATATGAATGGGCAAAAAGCTAATAGCGATTGAGGCTCCCCAGCCCTATCTAGCGGTTACTTGGCAAGTTAACAACTACTGTAACTTCAAGTGTAGCTACTGTAATCCGGGCAACTGGGGAGGAACTGACCTCAACAATGATAACCTAGACGTTTATATTAATAATCTAGAAACGATTATCAACAAGTACAAAGCTGCCGGGTACAAGAACTTTAAGTTCTTCTTCAGTGGCGGTGAGCCAACAGCATGGAAGAACTTTATCCCAATCTGCGAATGGCTCTACGAGAAACTACCTCGCGCTACTCTAGCAGTTAATACTAATTTGAGTCGTCCTCTTGCTTGGTGGCAAAAGCACTATCATCTATTTGATGATGTGGTCGCAAGCTATCACGTAGAGTTCAGTGACAAGAAACGCTATGAAGAAAACAGTATCTTCCTATGCGATAAAGTCAACTATCTTTCTACTAAGATGCTAATGCACGAAGAAAGATTCTGGGAAGTCGTAGAGTATGGTAACTATCTAAAGACAGTTATGCCCAATTACTTTGTTGAGTGGACTCCATTGTTCGATGAAATGTCAGTCAACGCTGGTCCTTGGCAGTATAAAGACCCTGCTAAAGAAGCATGGTTACGTGAGCATACTACTGAAATTCAGCAGACAAAGCGTAAGCCCATGAAGCGTACAACGTTGACTGTTAGTTATAACAAGTATGATGACGATAGCACTGAGGTTTGCAACAGTAATGAAGTTATTGTTGCTGGTAACAACTTCTTTAGTGGTTGGAACTGTAACGTAGGTGATGCTATCTTTATCAACCCTGTAGGTGAGATGAGTCTAGCAAGCTGTGGCATGGGTGGGTATGTAGGGCATATCTTAACTGATATTAATCGGGTAGGACCCAAGCAAATTATGTGCGAAAAAGAGCACTGTCATTGCGGCACAGATATTATCATACCCAAGTTCTTAGAGCAATAAATAGAATTTATGTCAGATAAAATTAAAATTTGTTATAGCTGGATAGGGCCGAAGGGCCCTATCCTAAATACTGAACTACCAAACTTACTAAGTTTTGCAGCAGTTGCGCAAGGTACAACTACTGATAGTAGAATGTTTTGGTGTGACAGTGTTTGGAATGAAATCTTCTGTAATCGTCCTGGTTACGAACTGTATCATATATCAATGCTAGAAGATAAAGATGTATTCATCTATCCTTATGCATTAATGTGGCGCATCCCGTTGGGTAATTACTATCTGTATAACTCTGGTATACTAGAATTCTCACATACACCTGAGCACGTAATTCATCAAGTAAGAAGCAACGGTGGTTATTTCTTAATTGACCTAAGTGCTGAGGCATTTGTTCAGGAACAACAGCTTGGGTTGATGCATTCTTACTTTGGATTCTATGGTATTCCATTGAGCAAAATCATCTATGTTACTGGGTGTATGAATGCAAATGATCTATATGAGATTTACTGTGCCAAGCACAATATCACTGACCCAAGAGACAAAATGCATCTTATCTCTTATCCTACAAGTCAGAATGGTATTGCTAGAAATCTAACGTTGAGACCCATACCACCTGAACCAAATTACGATACTGAGGTAGTTCCTGAAAAATTATTTTTGTCTTGGAATCGCAGATATCGTAGTCACAGAATTTCATTAGTCTTGGGTTTAGAGAAAGAAGGACTAGTCGATAGATCGTATATCAGCTTGGGAAAGAACGACCCAGAGAACACATCATTCAAGTTCGAAGATGTTGTATCCCCTGAAAAGCGTAGATTCTTGGGTGTTACTGATGAAACAATGCAAAGTTTAATGAATAAACTACCGTTAGTATTAGACGGAGAAACAAACATTCATCAGATGTGCGGAGACTTTGACGGTGCCGCAAGAAACTTCTATCAGAATAGTTTAGTTAGCTTAGTTACTGAGACTAATTATGACTTAAATGAAGTCACGTTGACAGAGAAATCATTTAAGCCATTAAAAGAAAAGCATCCGTTTATTATTTTAGGCGTTAAAGGAACACTTAAATCTCTACGAGAGTTAGGCTTTCAAACGTTTAGTGAATTTTGGCCAGAAGACTATGATGAAATCGATGACCCTAACATTAGAATGCGCAGGACAATCGAGATTCTACGTGAGATTGGTCGCTGGGACAACGAGAAAATCTTAGACTTTAGACGCAGAGTTAAACCTATACTAGAGCATAACTTTAAAATGGTTAAAGTCAAATCAAGTGATGTGGTTGCGGAAAAGATTAAGAACATCATTAGGAGCAAACACCCGTGAAAAATATCGTAGTATGCGGAGCTGGTGGGTTCATTGGGACCCACCTAGTCGAGAAACTGAAAGAACAAGGTAATTACGTTGTGGGTGTTGACCTGCATTATCCACTGTACGGTGAGTCAAGTGCTGATGAGTTTATCATCGCTGATTTACGTGTGCATAGTAACGTTGACCATGTACTTAGTGCAGACACCGACGAAGTATATCAATTAGCAGCAGACATGGGCGGAGCCGGCTATATCTTTACAGGTGAACACGATGCTGATATCATGCACAACAGTGCAACTATCAACTTGAACGTATTAGATGTTATGAAGAAGAAAGGCATTAAGAAAGTCTTTTATTCTAGCAGTGCATGTATGTACCCAAGTCATAATCAAGAGGATCCTCTCAACCCGTTAATGGCTGAAGACAGTGCATACCCTGCGAACCCAGACAGTGAATATGGATGGGAAAAACTATTCAGTGAACGACTATATCTTACATACGCACGTAACTATAACATTGACGTTAGAGTAGCACGATTCCACAACATCTTTGGCCCTCGTGGATCATGGAACAATGGTAAAGAGAAAGCCCCAGCAGCACTATGTCGCAAAGTAGCGTTGTGTGAAGACAAAGGAACTGTAGAGATATGGGGTCCGGGTAATCAAACACGTAGCTTCTTATTCATTGACGAGTGCATTGAAGGTATTCAACGTATCATGGAAAGCGATTGTACTATCCCCGTCAACCTTGGAAGTACACGTATGATATCAATTAACAATCTAGTATGGTTAATTGCTAAATTAAACAACAAGAATGTATCAATTAAAAACATTCCGGGACCCGTAGGCGTTATGGGTCGCACAAGTGACAACAAATTAATCAAAGAAATGATTAATTGGGTACCTGACGAAGATTTAGAGAGTGGTTTAATTAAGACTTACAACTGGATCAGTGAACAAATCGCTAAGGGCGAGAAAGACGTAGAATGACAAAGAAGTATATTATCGGATTAGGATGCAGCTGGACACAAGGCGAAGGTGGTTATCCAGATCAAGTATGGAAAGATCACGGTGGCCGTGTACAAGTTCGCGGTCGTGATGACTATTATCTACGTCATATTGAGCATGAGAACAGTTGGGTCAATGTATTGTGCAGAGACTATTTCCCCGATCATACTCCAATCAACTTAGGCGCTCGTGGTATCGGAAACAGAGCCGCAGTTAATCAACTTCATTTCTGTGATAGAGTAGACTTTGACAACAGCGAAGGTATCATCGTTCTAATGTTGAGTGGCTTTGAACGCTATGACTTCTTTCATCAGAACCCTAAGCATAATAACGGTCAAGACGATGGTTACAGCACGGGTGAGTTCGTACATTATAAGTGGCGTACAGCATGGCCTTTCCCCGGTGAAGATCCTATCTGGACAACATATGGTAAAGAACTATGGAGTGAACAGTTTGTTGCTTCTAGTCAAATGATGGCCTTACTTGACTTGCAAAACTTCTGTAAGGCACATAACTATAAACTAGTCGTGGCCAACGGATTTAATCAAAGTCCAGGTGGTGTAGAGCGTTATCTAAAAGAATATTCAGGATACTTAAAAGATAAGTTTAAATGGGACGAGCATTATATTCACAAGACTACTGATTATGGTGCTATGATTCAGAAACTAATCTGGCTCGACGGACTAATTAAACCCGAAGACTGGGGTGCATATCATAACTTCTATCACAAGATGGATTATCCAGCTAAATATCTTACTAACTGCGAAGGGGCACACCCTACACTTGAAGGTTACAAAGTAATCGGAGAAGAGTTAGCAAAGTTTATTAAGTTGCGTGGATATGCCTAAAAAAATAGTTAGTTTCGTTAATCCAAATTTTCAGCAGGGACCGAAGGAGTTTAATGCATATTATCTCCCGTATAGCCCTGCTGTCCTATGGAGTTATGCTTCACAGTTTCAACACATCAGTGATAACTATGAGCTAGGAGAATTTGTTTGGAGACGAGACAAAATCGAAGATGTTGTTGAGTTACTAAAAGACCACGATGTTGTTGGTTTCAGTACCTATATCTGGAATCGAAGCTATAACACAGTTCTTGCACGTGAGTTAAAGAAAGCTAATCCTAATATCTTAATCTTAGGTGGCGGCCCCGAATACCCTATCGAAAAGCCTGATCTATTCAGAAAGCATCCTAACGTTGATATCTGTGCTAAACTTGAAGGTGAAATTAGTTTCAAGCGTATTCTAGAAGAATTTATGGGTGATAAGAACTATAAAAGTATCCCTGGACTTATTATTAATGACAACGGAAAGAAACTAGACACAGGTGATGCAGAACGTATAGGTGAATTAGACGTTATTCCCAGCCCCTATTTGACTGGCGTGTTCGATAAACTGATTGCTAAACATCCCGAGATTACTTGGAACGCTACACTAGAAAGTAATAGAGGATGCCCCTATGCATGTACATTTTGCGACTGGGGAAGTCTCACATATAATAAAGTAAAGACCTTTGCATTAGAAAGAGTTTATGCTGAATTAGAATGGGTCGGAAAGAATAAATGCGACTTTGTTAGTTTAACTGACGCCAATTTCGGTATATATGCTGAACGTGATAGCTTAATTGCAGATAAACTTATCAGTGTACAGAAAGAATATGGCAACCCTAAGGCATATACTATCAGTTGGGCAAAGAATCAAAAGAAAGAAGTTGTTGATATCGTTCGTAAATTGATTTACGAAGGTGGCAGTAAGATCGGTTTAAACCTTTCTGTGCAGACAATGGACGATAATGTACTAGAGATTATCAAAAGAAAGAACCTAGATACTAACAAGATCGAAGAAGTCTTTGAAATGTGTGAAGAACACAATATCCCACTGTATACTGAATTGATTCTAGGACTTCCGGGCGAGACATTAGAAACCTGGAAGCAAAACTTCTATAAACTATATCGTGCAGGTAATCACACGGGTATTACTATCTATCAGGCTCAGTTATTGGAAAATGCTGAGATGAACCTACTACAAAGAAAACTCTATAAACTAGAGGGTAGAACCGTATACGATTATCTCGTGGGTACATACAATGAGCATGAGTTACAAGAAGGTGTTGAAGTAATTGTTTCAACCAAAGACTTACCTGTAGAGAAAATGGTTGAAGCGCAATTATTCAGTTGGTTCATGAATACGTTTCACATTAACGGAATGACTAACTTTATCAGTCGCTATCTATACAAGAAGGGTATTCCCTATGAGACATTCTACGAGAATCTTTTAGTACATATTAGACAAGACGAATGGTTCAGTAAAGAGAACGACCGTATCAAAGATCATTATCAACGCTGGACAGAGATTGGTAGAATCGATCATGAACCTATTCAGGGTATGGAGATTCACGGTTGGAATCTAGTTCACAGTACAATGATTAACTTGCACAGTGACGGTAAACATGAGCATGTATTCAGAGTAATTGAAGACTTTATGCGAAAGAACTATAGTGATATTGATCCAGAGATAATGGAAGAACTATTAACTATTCAACGCAGTTTCGTTGTGGACCATGCTAAGATCAGTGAGTATCCAAGAACATTAAACTTTAAGCACGATATTATTGGATATATTCAGCATGATAATGATTTAAATAGTCCTAGCACATATCTATTTGACTTCCCAGAAGATAAAGATATGAGCCTACAAAGATTCTGTGAACAGATTTTCTTTGCTAGACGCAGAAACTTTGGTAAAGCGTGGGTTAGCAAACAATGAAAGATACATTAACATATGATCCAGTAGACGGATACGATGTTACTCAGATCGTTAATGACATAGCAAAGTATAAAGCTAAACGAGTAATTATATTCAATGAGTTAGAGTGGGAGCAACGTCATTTCCCTAAACATTTCTATGACTTATTGAAAGAGTTTAAAATTGAATTTACTATGATTCATGGTAGTTTCCCTGATAAAGTCTATAATGATTACTGTGATTCAATGGGATTAGAATATAGTCAGATAGAGTTCTGGCCTACATTCTGGATAAGCTGGACTGAAATGTGTCTACGTTCTAATTTCCCGTATAAAGAATACACACCTACAACTGAACACAAATACCCCTTCATAAGTTTAAACAACAAAGGGCATGTTCACCGTTGTGCGTTAATAGATAATCTAGCACGACATAACCTAATAGACAAAGGTGTAGTCACGTATCACAACTTTGTCACTAATCATGGTTACCCCTTCAAGTATTATGACGGTAGAATCAGAACCATTGACGATGATTTTGCTACTAGATTAGATTCATTTCTATTGCCAGAACAGTTCCATCAATCGTTCCTACATGTAGTAGGTGAAGCTACCACAACAGTCAATATTATCAGTGAGAAAACACTAATCCCTATCTTCTTAAAGAAGCCTTTTATATCATTAGGTAAAGAAGGGTTTAACCAGTGTTTAACTGACTTAGGATTTGAGTTATACACAGAGTTATTCGACTATAGTTTTGACAGAATAACAGACATGGAAACACGTGCTAGTATGGTTGCAGACAATGTAAACAGTATCGTGGGTAAAGACTATAATCAATTATATGAGTTAATTAAGCCTAAATTGATACACAATTACAATCGTGCCCAAGAGATTATACACGATATAAACTATATTCATCCACTCGCTGTTGAACGTGTAAACTATGTTGGGCTTGAAGGGTATAAGCCAATGCACAGTGACGGCAGATATATTAACTTAGTCAATCAATGCTTAAAGTAACACAACGCTGGACCCTAAACTTCCCTGAATTTGTCAAGGATATTGAAGATAATCCTTCGGTTGTATCACATATTCTACTAGACTTTCTGCAAGAGATATTGTATACCTGGCCTACTGAAACTGTAGCGTATGAGAGGTTATTAGATATCGCATACGAACACAATATCCCTGTCACAATTGTTACTCCGTATCCAAAGACTATGCCTCCTTTACTTGACTTTAATGAGCCTAAGTACAAGCGTATTAACATGATATACATGCCAGAGTTCTGGTTCACTCGTACATATAATATGTGGACATTAAGCCAGGGCAATATGGACATGAATCTTGCTAAGAATGTAGATATGCGAGACATGAACTTTGGAGAGAATAACAATAATTTCAATTATCTTTATATCTGTACAAACAACATAGCCAAGCGTCATCGTTGCTTAGTAATGGATCTATTGGCTAAACACAATCTAATTGATCGTGGTGCAATATCCTGGAGAGACATTATTCACGCATTTGACGAAGACCGTCATCTATATCCAGACTTACTAGACAGTCAACGGGGCAATTATCCATATCAATATTGGACTCCTAAACGAATGTTCTTGGACTATGATCTAAGTTACTTTCATCAAGAAACAGTTCCAGAACAGTTTAAAGAATCCTTTATGCAGTTAGTTACAGAGAGTGATGACGAGATTGTTTTCTTTAGCGAAAAGACCGCGACTCCGATACTATTAAACAAAATCTTCTTAGTGGCCGGTTCTCAGTATCATCACAGAGAATTAAACAGTATGGGCTTTGTAAACTATGACGAGATTTTTGATTATAGTTTTGACACAGAACCTGATAATCATAATAGATATGAAAAGATTATTGAGAATGTTAAACGTCTTTCTGTCTTATCCCGTGAAGAATTAGCTGAGTTATACAAGAAACTATGGCCAAAGATTGTACATAACAAACGTGTGGCAATGGGTTATGTCAATAATCTTCCAAAAGAAGTGTTACCGTTCTTAGATATACTGAAAAATGAAACTGAGTATACGGGCCCACTAAATATGTTTCTATGAACTTTGAATGGTCAAAATATAAAAGAGTCTTCACGTTTGGTTGCAGCTTTACTAGTTACTACTGGCCAACTTGGGCAGACGTAATCTTTCAAGAAACTCCTCAAGCAGAACTATACAATTTTGCACGTGCCGGAGCAGGTAATCTAATGATTACTTCACGTATTGCAGAAACTAATCAACGATATAAATTCAACGAAGATGACTTGGTATTAGTCATGTTCACAACTCCTACAAGAGAAGACAGATGGTTAACTAACGGTGGTTGGCTAACATTGGGTAATATCTATAATCAGGATAGATATAGTGACGAATGGGTCAGAGAGTTTGCTGATGAACGTGGGTATTTAATTAGAGATCACGCTCTTGTGGATATGTCAATCACGTATCTAAATAGTCTTCCATGTACAAGTTACTGTATGGCTAGCTCACCTTTCGTAATCGATGCCGAAAGCAATATTTTTGACAAAGCTAATCCTCACGAAGATGTCCAAGAACTATATAAAGACAGCATGAAACGACTTCCAAAGTCATTATATGAGTTTGATTACGCTAAAGAATATAAGTCAGATCATATTAAATTTGGAGACGGGCATCCATCGACTATGATGTATTATCAATATCTAAAGAATATTGGATTTAATCTATCTGATAAGACATACGAATTTGCAAAAGACTCTACAGAAAAACTGTTTAAGATAACAGATAGACATGATTGTTTTAAAGTATTTCCAGAATGCGATGAAAGAGTCTCGGTAATGTACAAAACACTGTATTAAGAAAGAAACGAATGAAAAAAGTAGCAATGATTGGCGTGGGTAAATTAGGCCAAGACTGTGCAGAAGTAATGTTTGACGCAGGACATGACGTTGTTGGTTATGACGTTGTAGAACGTAACCCAGCTTTTCCAATGCGTAGTACGATTGAAGAAGCCGTTAAAGACAGAGACTTGATCTTTATCGCAGCACCAACACCCCATGATCCTATTTACGGTGGCGAGACTCCAACTAGCCATCTACCTAACAAAGACTTTGATTATACTATCGTTACAGACATTCTTAACGAAGTCAATAAACATGTCACAAAGAGTCAATTAGTTGTCCTCATCAGTACCGTTCTGCCAGGAACAGTTCGCAACATCCTAGAGCCGTGTATCACTAACGCACGGTTCATTTATAACCCTTACTTAATTGCAATGGGTACAGTAAAATGGGACATGGTTAATCCAGAAATGGTTATAATCGGTACAGACGACGGTAGCACTACTGGTGACGCTAGTGAACTAATTGACTTCTACAACGGTTTCATGCAGAATAATCCACGCTATGAAATCGGAACATGGGACGAAGCCGAATCAATTAAGATATTCTACAATACATTTATCAGTACCAAGCTAGCATTAGTCAATATGATTCAAGACGTTGCAGAACGTAACGGCAATATCAATGTAGACGTAGTAACAAACGCATTGAAGCACAGTACCTATCGCATTATGGGCCCTGCATACATGACTGCCGGGCTCGGAGATGCAGGTGCATGTCACCCTAGAGATAACATTGCATTACGCTATCTAGCAGATAGACTAGACTTAGGATATGACTTGTTTGATAGTATTATGACCGCACGTGAGAAACAAGCAGAACTAATGGCACTTAAATGTTTGAAGAACGGCAAGAACATTACTATAATTGGTAAAGCATACAAGCCAGCAGTTCCATACTTAAACGGCTCTGCAAGCATGTTAGTTGGATACTATATCGAAAAGCACGGTGGTCAAGTTCATTACTATGATCCTAACACAGGAGACAATGATCTAAGACGCAACTGGACTCATGTATATCTAATTGGTTATTGGGAACAATGGGTCGAAGAAATTAAATTCGACAATCACATTGTTGTTATTGACCCGTGGCGCAAGATTACAGATAAGCAGCATACAGGGGAGATCATTCATTACGGTGATACTCGTAAAAGAGAGACTAGATATGTCACGCCACCTGAATCAATTAGTATAATGCAGTACCAATTATACAATATTTGGCCGTCATTACAACAATATGCCAGTCAGACTCATCTGGTCTATGCTGGAATTGAAATGTCAACCTCATTCATTAAGCGCCCAACAGAAGATATTATCAACGAAATTCTACATGCAAGTAGATTCGAGGGTAAAAAGAAGTTTTTATTCTGGACTGTCGAAGAAGGATTCTTGAGTCACATTGTTAGTAAGATTCAACGAATCGCTGATGTTATTGGGCATGAGATTGGTCCCGACAACTTATTCTATCTAACCAGCAGTGTGGATGGTGTAGAAGCATATCAACGAGAACGTAAAACACATGAATGGCATCATAATATCAACGTATTAGCGTGTCACGGACTCGAATTTAAAGCAGCTAAGATGGCTATTAAGGACTTCGATAGTCTTCCAGAATACGATCCAACAGTTAAGAAAAACAAACTATTTGTATGCTTTAATAAAGTAGACCGTGAGCATCGTTTGAAATTATTAGAACGTATGATGGGTAACGGTTTAATTGACAAGGGTTACTATTCATTTGAAGGCACTGACGGCTTACAAGATCGTATTAATGGAATGATTCCCGATGAGTTTCCAAATATCATTCTTAACAAAGACAAATTACCACTAAGATTAAACATAAACGAGAACCGTGTTAATCCTGTTGACATTATTAGTGATGATATCAAGTACCATCGTGATAGTCATTTCAGTATTGTTACGGAAACAATCTTCTATAAAGATTATCGTACAGTGAAATACAACGCTGGACAATATGCTGACAGCATGTTTATTACAGAAAAGACTTATCGTTGTATGATCTTGGAACATCCATTTATTGCATTAGCTCGACCAGGATTACTAAAAGAGTTAAAGAATAGTGGCTACAAGACATTTAGTCCATATATCAATGAAGCATACGATGATATTGAAAACGATCAAGACCGTTTTAACTTTGTAGTCAATGAGATTGAAAGACTATGTAATCAGACGGATGAAGAATGGGCTGAGTGGGAGCGTAATATATTAGCTATCGTCAAACACAATAGTCAACATGTCAAAACACGTGACTATAGCCCTACAGATATTACACCTTTCTTTAGTGATTTAGCAAAAGACAGTAATTGCAAGCCCATCTATTTGTCACAAGAGAAACCTGACTATATGACATTAATGGACACTAATGTAGATAGAGATTGGACACCGCAAACAATCGAACTTAGCGGAGGAATCAAAGTCACGTTCCCTACACATTTAGATGGCGGTGGTAGAGAAATGGTTTCAGATTTAGTTACTGCAATCTGTGCTTCTGGTAAGAGCTATTATAACAGAGCATTTGAATGGTGTGCAGGATTTGGTGTGTTGGGATATGAATTACTAGGTCTGCATCTAACTAAGTCTCTAGTGTTTAGTGATTATTATGACATTGCCATCAGACATTGTGTTGATACTGCAAACAGTAACGGTTTAAGTAGTAAGGTTACCGGTTATGTTACTCCATGTATTGGCAATATACCTGAACACGAAAAATGGGATTTGGTTGTATCCAATCCTCCTCACAGTGAAGAAGCTAGTGGATTCTTTGACCATATGCGAAACGATCCAGAACGCAGTCATCAGTTTATTGAAAACAGTGCAAGATTAGTTGTAGACGAGAATTGGGGAATACACAAAGAGTTCTATGCTAATATCAGAAAACATTTATCTGACGATGCTGACCTTTATATCATTGAATCTGTTCAGGATGTGCGATATGAAGCATTTATCGAAGAAGCAGGATTGTATATTGTGAACAAATACCCAATAAAGTTTTTGCCCAAAGGTGCAATTTATCACTTAAAGGTCAAACAGTAATTCTATACGGTTGTCTCCTTGACTTAAATAGTGTATACTAGTAAGAGTTATAGGAGACAATTGTTTGGATTTCAATCTAAAATCTTTAGCCGCTAAAAAAGTCGAGCCAAAAGAAAAACCCACAGAAGATATCGCTGATGCACGCCATCGTTCAATGATGGAAGCTATCGCACCATATGCGAAAAAGACTGTCCAAAAGAACTTAACGCCTGTATACGTAGACTACAAGACACGTAAGACTAAGCTAGCATTAGTTCTATGTCCTGAATGGTCACCCCATATGCCTCCATTTAGTCTAGCAAGGCTGAGTGGCATCGCTAAGAGTGCAGGATATGAAACAACAATCATGGACTTGAACGTTAAGGCATACAATGCTCACCGTGATGACTGGCAACCCAATAAGAAACTTCCCTTTAGACTATGGGATCCTAGTGCATCATGGCACTGGCTCGGAGACACATATCTAAACGACATTCACCCCGTACTCGAACCTATTCTTACTCAAGCTATTGACGAGCTTGTAGAACTACAGCCTGATGTTGTTGGCTTTAGTGTCTATTACATTAGCGAAGAACCCACTAAGTGGATGTGTCGTGAACTAAAGCGTAGAATGCCCAACGTTAAGATCGCTGTTGGTGGTCCTAACGTACACAAATCATGGTTCAAGATCGAAGACTATTATGATTATGTTGTAGTGGGTGAAGGTGAACAGAACCTATTAGTTCTATTAGACGATGTAGAGCAAGGTAATGTGCGTAACACCCCGTTAGTTCTTACACAGCCCGAAGATCAACGTATCAACATCAATGGCTTGCCAATGCCAGACTATGAATCTATTGACTTCAATCTATACGAATTGCCTAACGGCGTTAATAGTGAAATCAGTCGTGGTTGCACAGCTAAGTGTACATTCTGTGAAGAAACACACTTCTGGAAGTACCGTCAGCGTCAGAGCGTTGACTTAATTGACGAGATTGAATGGCTTTATTACAACAAAGGCACAAACATTGTTTGGTTTATTGACAGTTTAATTAACGGTAATCCAAATGAATTACGTGCATTTGCTCTAGCATTAAAGAATAAAAACCTAGACGTTAAGTGGACAGGCTATGCACGTTGTGATGGCCGTATGAATTTAGAGTATTTGCAAGACTTAAAAGACGGTGGCGCAATTATGTTTAATTTTGGCGTAGAGTCAGGGAGTCAAAAAGTCCTAGACGATATGGCTAAGGGTGTTACTATTCAAGAGATGGAGCAGAACTTTATTGACTGCAAGAAGGTTGGTATCTATGCTGCAACTAACTGGATCGTAGGCTTCCCCACTGAAGACTATCAAGACTATGCAGACACAATGACGTTCTTGTGGCGTATGCGTAATAACAATATCAATAACGCTGGCTTAGGCGTAGGATATGGCATGGGTCCAGAGACTATTGTAGGACAGAATCCACACAAGTTTAACATCAGTTGGCACAAGTACATGGGTCATTGGATCCGTAATGACTTTACGTTCGGTGGCACACATTTGTTAATGCGAGTAAAGACTTGGCATATGTTTGCTGACTTCTTGCGTGGTGTAACAGAAGTTCCAATCAGTTATCCTCATCGTTCGTCATTAGAGAAAAGTCACTATAAGATTAAATTAAATAATCCTAAGGTACAGAATGAAATTAAGTACGAGAAATTTGACTACAATATCATTCCACCAGTTGATGTTAATAACAATCCCTTCGCTAACAGTCTAGTCAACGAGATATGGCCCTTCTTGCGTATGCTTTGGAAGTGTCGTGGAGGTTATGAAGCTGAGATTCATTTCAACCCTGAGATTGATTTAAAAGAATTCGGTAGTCAATTTGGCCCGGGTATGTTTAATGCAGTGTATAAGTTTACGATTAGTGACGAAGGTCAATG